GCTGATCCGGATCAGCTGCTCTCCGGAGTAGACCCGTTCGAAAATCTCTTTGACCAGGGCAGCTTCTTCCTGGACGATCTCCGCATGGCCATCCGATCCGCGCACATATCCGAGCGGAACAGGTCCGTTGATAATTCCCTTCTCCGCATTATCCTTCAGTCCCCGGTTGATCTTCTGGGACAGCTCCGCGGAATAATACTGCGCGATTCCTTCCAGCAGCGATTCAATCAGGATCCCGGTCGGATCATCCGTCAGATGTTCCGTGGCCGACAGCACCTTGACGTCGTTCTTCTTCAGCTCGTGCTTGTAATGGGCCGAATCGTACTTATCCCGGGAGAACCGATCCAGCGAATAAACGATGACGTACCGGAAATCCCGATTCTCTGAATCAGAGATCATCTGTAGAAAGGACGGCCGCTTGTCCGTCTTCCCGGTCAGGGCCCGGTCATCATATACACGGATGACTTCCAGGTGCTCCTGCTCAGCGAACTGCCGGCAGGCCTTCACCTGCTGATCGATGCTCGCGTCCCGCTGGTTATCGGAGGAATAGCGGGCATAGATGACGGCTTTGTCAGCCACGGTCATTCTCCTTTGCTCAGGATGTCTACGAGTTCTCTGTTACCAGAGGCATGGTACATGGCGACATATCCCAGGCGGGTGGCGATGACATTCAGCAGGTTTACGCAGTCCCGGTTCCATTCCTTTTTGATGGTGGCCGTGCCGTTCTTCTCAAATTTGAAGAAAGGAAGCTCCCTCGCAGACTTGACGCCCAGGGAAGCCTCAAAGGAAACATCATCGTCCACCAGGCCGTAGAGGGCGATTCGGGAAAAGTCAAAGGCAAACTTTGAGAAGTCCGTGTCAATCGCGTTCTTCACATATTCGCGGGCGGTGCCCAGGAAATATTTGCCCCGTGCCGCGTCGATATCCGTCTGCATCCCGTCGGCGGGAATCTCGTCCAGCTCCATGGCCAGGCGGAGCATGTGCTTACACGGCTGCTCAAAACCCTGGATCGCGAAGTCTGGACATGTGCACTGATTCAGATCCGTCTGATAGATCTTCCCGCCGGATCCGGCGAAGATGGCAACCCGCGAGTCCTTGTCAATTTTGAGCGGAGTCATGTCTGTTTTCTTCGCGGAAGCGAGCCTGTTGTCCGTGATCATGTCGATGCTAAACACTTTTCTCACTCCTCATTTGAAAATCAGTTCATTTTCCTTGTCAGTGCTCCCAAGAAGGAATCCTGGGATATATTCGCTCGGATCAATTGTATAATAGGTTACAAAGAAATTTGCTTCTTCTCCAACCTGTGGAAAAAGAGCGCCACTCTTTATCTGCTTCTTTTCCTGGTCAATGTAGCAGTAGCAAATAATCTTAGCCGGTATTCCATCGAAATCCACGTAAATAATCGCACCATCTGTTTTTGTGACCTTCCCGGTCAGGAGATACGGCGTTCCGGATAAGGCAGAAAGTGATTGGGGGTCGATTGAAGAAAAATCGGGAAGATCCAGCAAAATTTCTCTCATGCGAGTTTCGCCTTCTGAAATATTTGGGTATGTCATAAGTCCGTTATCGAGTATCTTCTCGACCTTTTCCATTCGTACATAGATCTGAACTTCTTCATCAAAGTTTGCGAGAAACTCTTTCAGATCTTCCGGCATCTCTTCCGTTCCTGTTTCAGCAGAGCAATAGTTGTTGGTAACAGCCACAACCACAACCAGTAGTAGAATGGTGAGAACCCGCCTCATTGTTTGTCCCCTCCTTCGGTACAATGTCCTGATTCCGTGTTTTTTGTCCTTAAATGTGGTACAATGTCCTTCCACCGGTGAGAAAATTGAAAAGGATGAAAACAAAATGGAAAAGCTCGAAAAAATCATCAGACGGATGTCGCCCGAAGACCGTGTTTTACTTATACGCATCCTTCGGAGGTTGAAAGATAGCGAAGATACCGAATCGCCTCAGCCTTCTTCTCCTCAGAAAGATTCCGGATTAGACTGAGAATCTCTTCGGCCTGCTCATCCTCTTCTTTTTTGATGGGCAGGTCTTCCTTTTCTTCAAACCCGAAGAACCAAAGAGGATCCTTACCATAGTAAGCTGCAATCTCCTCCAGCTTGGATTTCTTCGGAGATCTGGTTCCGTTCTTCCACGCGCTGAGTGTTTGCTTTGATACTCCAAAGCCTTCCCATATTTCCGCAGAAGGCCTCGGATCGCTCTCAAGGACTTCGCAGAGCCGCTTCTCGCTTAACATCTTAGCCATCCCTTTCACCCTCCCGTGTTCGTGGTGCTTCGTATTATAACCGAAATGTGGACGATTTGCAATATTTTTTGAAAAAAATGTCCACAAAACGGTTGACAGGGGCAAAAATTTGGTGTATGATCTCACCAGTCCACAAAATTGTAGACTGGGAAGGAGGTCCCAAACCATGATTGAGCAGAACCTACGAGGGCGAATTATCAGCATGTACAAAACCCTCGGGGAATTTGCAAAGGCAATTGGTTGGAGTCGTCGAAAGGTATCTGCGATTGTGAACAAACGCCAGGAAGCAACTGCGTCAGATATCGAAACGATGGCGTCTGCCCTAAAGGTCGAATTGCCTTCCGAATTCCGTATTCTTTTTTTAACCTGATGTCCACAAAATTGTGGACTGAGGAGGAAACGCCATGAAGATCGACACATCCCAGATCCCGGAGGAAACCGGGAAGCGCTTCGGCCAGTGCATCATCAGCGGGCTTCGGGAGTACCTGAAACAGCCCGGGGCCCGGGAGGCGCTGGACGCCAGAACGAGAGCACGACACGAAAGGAGGGAACGAAATGGAGCACTATCGGAAGCTTAAAGGATACCGACGGTATCCCGGACGGGATGGGCGCCCGGTCTACTTCGTCAGCATGAGCCGGCAGGAAGTGAACGAACGCCGCGTCCTGTTCGGGGTCATCGGTACCCTGGTGGCGCTGGCCGGCACGGTTGTGTTCTGGGTTGTGAGCATGGTGTGACAGGCACCAAAAAAAGTAGCCGCCCAGGTGCCACTGGTACGGCTGCTCGCGAAAATGGTTCTACCCATTTTACTGGAAGGAGGCGAAAAATGCAAGACATTCCTGATGATCCGCGAGTGCGGGACGCGATGATAAACGGAGTGCCGGAAGGCACAGTGATCAGGTGCCCGTGCTGCGGGGAGGAAGCGGAAAGTTTCTTCAAGGACAAGAAGACCGGGGAAATCCTCGGGTGCGATGAATGCATCGAGACGGTTGACGCCTTCGATGAGTATGAAAGGAGAGGTTACTTTTGATTCAGCATGGTTACGAAATGGATTTCAGCAAACAGACCTTCGGGGTGATCCTGTACGGGGCCCCGGGCGTCGGGAAGACCACCCTGGCCATGAGCGATGGGAACAACGGCGGCGACACGCTGTTGATCGACCTGGAACACGGCATTGGCCGGACGAACCCTCTGCACCGGATGAACTGCAACATCCTGAGCGCCGGCACCTATGAGGAAGTGCTGAAGGATCTGGAGACGCCGGAGGCCAAGGCCGCGAAGACCATCGTCATCGACACCGCCGGGAGCCTGGTGGACTACCTGAAAGACTGGGTGATGCGGACGAGGCCGGAATCTAAGACAAAACGCGGAGAATGGTATCCGTTGAAGGGCGCCGCTATTGTCAATCAGGAAATTGCGAGATTCGTCAATCGCATTAAAAATGTGATGGGCAAGAATGTCGTGTACATCTTCCATGCGGAGGAGCAAGAAAAGGACGGCGAGCTGGTATGGCGTCTCCGCTGTGAGGGTAAGTTCAAGAACACCGTCTGGACTGGTATCGATTTCGGATGTCTGATCGATATGCACGGTGGAAAGCGTATCGCAGACTTTGACCCGAACGACAAACCCGCAAAGGGGTGCCACGGCATTGAGGGCAAGATCGAGATCCCGAAACTGGACGAGACCACGAAGAACGACTTCCTGCAGAAGCTGTTCGAGACGGCCCGGAAGAACATGCAGGCCGAGAACGCGGCGGTTACCGAACGCATCAACACCTACAACAAGATCATCCAGTCCGTGAAGGAAATGGTTGAAGGTGTGGGGGACGCTGACAGCGCCAATGCCTGCATGGCTGTGATCGGCGAAATGGAGCACGCGCTGACCAGCAAAAAGGAATGCGGAAAGATCCTCAATGACAAGTGTAAGACGCTGGGTCTGCGGTTCGATCATCAGACCAGGGCGTACGTCCCGGATGGTGATGCGAAGTGAAGACCAAGATCACCAAGACGCTGCTGGACTCCTGGGCCTACACCTTCGACTGCTACGAGGGCGGAGAAGAAGACGCGATGAACGACTTCATCCTCACGCTGAAGCGGGAGCAGACACCGCCGAGCGAAGCACAGCAGGCCGGACTGGATTTCGAACACCTGGTCATGGAGATTGCCGAAGGCCGCTTCGTGCCGGAATGGGTAGATCAGGGCGGACGCTGCGAACCGAACTCTGGCGAGCCGATGGGCTACAACAAGTACCCGAAAAACTATGCCGGCGCGAAGAAGGTGGCGGAAATTGTCAGGGGCGGGCAATGGCAGATGCATGTGAGCACCGATGTGGTGGTGGATGGCCGGGAATTCTGGCTGCACGGGTTCTGCGATGTGGTCAAGGCCGGAGTGATCTACGACATCAAGTTCAAGACCAAGAGCTTCAGCAGTCTGGATCTCTGGGGCAGTTACCGGAACAGCAGTCAGCACAGCGCCTATCTCCGGTGCCTGCCGGAAGCGTACGAATTCGTGTACCTGGTCAGCGACGGTGAGGATCTGTACACGGAGGCATATACGCCGATGACCAGCCGCCCGATTGAGGAGTACATCCGAAACTTCATGAACTGGCTGAAGACCGAACCGGATCTGATGAAGATCTACGAGGAACGGTGGGCTGTGGATGGCTGAGTGCAAATTTGTAGGCCGGCCAAAGGAGATGTACCGGGACCGCGATGGGAAGCGGTGGATCATCACCTTCACCACGGAGAACAAGGTCAATGGCGACGTGTTCGACGAGCTGGCCAAGGTTGACTGTGATATCGAATTCCGAAAGCATCGCGAAATCCGGAGCAAAAACGCAAACGCCTACTTCCACGTCCTGGTCAACAAGATCGCCGCGGAGACCGGAGAGAGCGACGAGCAGTGCAAGATCAGGCTGATTACCAGCTATGGAGCCCTGGCCCGAACCGCCGAAGGAACCTACCTGATGTTCCTGCTCCCGCTGGACGCGGACGCCACGGACTACTACAAATACGCGGTGCTGTTCGACCAGCGGGAAGTGAACGGGAAGAAAGTCAACATGTGGAAGGTCTACAAGGACAGCCACAAGATGGATTCAAAAGAAATGGCGCACTTGATCGACATGACGATCCAGGAGGCAAGAGAGCTGGGGATCGATACCGATACCCCGGATATGAAACGACGGTGGGCAGAGTATGAAGCCGCCCACCACCGAAAGGAGAATGAAAAGAATGGAATCCAAGCAGATTGAGAACGTGGCAGTAGATCAGCTGCTGCAGGATCCGCCCAAGGATGACGGTTATGGTTCCAGGGTGAACAAGAACGACTATGTAACGAACGGCCAGATCATGGTCACGATCACGTTGAGCGAGTATCGCGAGCTGGTGAAGGCCGGGGCCGACCGCGCTGTCCATGACGCGGACATGAAGGTTATTGACGCCCACCGTGAGCGTGATGATCTGAAAAAACAGGTAGCTGATCTGCAGAAGCAGCTGGACAGCCTGAAGTGCATGATCGCCGGCGCCGCGCAGGTCCAGAGCAAGATCGCTCAGGAGAAGGCCAATGACGGAGTCGATTCTGCAGAGTGAGAAGGAATGCTTCATCACCGGGAGCCGGGTGCAGCTGGATCAGCATCATGTGTACGCTGGCCCATACCGGAAACACGCTGACAAATGGGGCTGTTGGGTCTGGCTTCGGCACGACATCCACATGAAGCTCCATGATCAGGACAAGGAAATGGACAAGATGCTCAAACGCATCTGTCAGGAGAAGTTTGAAGAACTGTATGGCCATGAAACCTTCATGAAGGTTTTTGAAAAAAATTATCTGAGAGGAGATCAAAACAATGAGTGAACATGAAATCAAAGAGGGCATCCTCGTGAAGGCGCTTAAAGAGGGCATTCTGGATATGGACGCCCAGATCGTGATCGATGACGAGTATAAGGAGCTGATCGGCAAGGCCAAGGCGTTGGACATCCTGATCTACACCATCCGCACGACCGGCCATGTGGACGAGGATATTGTCCGCGCTGTGACCGGAACGCTCGACGCCAAAGTAAACGAGGATCTGCAGAAGTACAAGGACTGGTGGCATGACGAAGCGGACAAGACCCGGGCGCTGGAAAAGCAGGTCCAGGCTCTGAAGAACCGGATCGCCGAGCTGGAAGCCACCGAGCCGGATAAGGAGGAAGCGGAATGAACAGACTGACGATCATCGGGAACCTGACGAAGGATCCCGAACTGCGGACCACTCCGAACGGCGTCTCTGTCTGCGATTTCTCCGTCGCTGTTAATCGCCGCTTGACCGCCCAGCAGAAGGCCAACGGTCAGCAGCAGGAAGCGGATTTCTTCCGGGTCAGCGCCTGGCGCGAGCTGGGCGAGAATTGCGCCAAGTATCTGGCCAAGGGCCGGAAGGTCTGCGTGATGGGCCCGGTGAGTGTGCGCACCTACACGGGCAACGACGGTATCACCCGGGCGACCATGGAAGTGACGGCCAATGACGTCGAATTCCTGACGCCCAGGGACGCGCAGGGCGCCGATGATGGAGCGGCCCAGGGTACACCCGCTCCCGCGCCGGCACCCACCCAGACAAGCGCTACAGCCGCAACGGCGGCCCCTGCCCCCTCTGGGTTCACTCAGGTTGAAACGGAGGAGCTTCCCTTCTGACAGTAAACCGGGGCCGGTGATCTGCCGGCCCCATCCGAAAGGATGTGATGAGAATGTCATCAGGTAAACGGTATTACTGGCTGAAGCTGAAGGAAGACTTCTTTACCAGCAAACGGATCAAGAAGCTTCGGGGAATGGCGGGCGGTGACACGTACCTGATTATTTATCTGAAGCTGCAGCTGAAGGCAATGAAGACAGACGGGATTATCCGATTCGACCACCTGGAAGACAACATTGCCGACGAGCTGGCCCTTGACCTGGACGAGAATCCGGATGACATCAGAGCGACCCTGATCTATCTCACCAGTTGTAAGCTGGCTGAAACTTCCGATGATTCAGACTTCTTTTTCCCCTACGCTATCGAGAATGTTGGGTCCGAAACATCAAGTGCTGCAAGGGTTCGCGCATTCAGAGATAAAAACAAGGCGTTACATTGTAACGAACCTGTAACGCAAGTGAAACGAATCGGTAACGGAGAGAAAGAGATAGAGAAAGAGATAGAGAAAGAGAAAGAACAAGAAGAAGCCCCTGCTCCTGGTGGTGGTTTTGAAATCGATCCGACAGAGCTTCAGAGAACCCAGACGGAGCACAGCGAGATCCTCGACGCCGCAGAAGCGGCTGGGTTTCCGAAAAATCAGGCCACATACGACAAGATCATTGCTCTGTATGCTGATTATGGAAAGGAAAGCCTTCTGGCGGGGATCAGCGCGTGCGTTGACCAGGGGAAGACCGTGATCTCCTACCTGAGGGCCTGTGTGAAGCGGATCGCCGAGGAGAAAAAGAACCCTCCGGAGCCCGAAAAGATGGATGAAGGATTCTGGGGGTGGGATCAGTGAGTGAAGTATCCAAAGATCTCACCTTCCGGAATATCGAAGCGGAGCAATCCGTACTCGGCGCCGCCCTGCAGGATGCGAAGGCCGCGGAGCTGGCCGCAGAGATGGCCATCGACGAGTTTTCGGAGCCACAGCACAGGGTTATCCTGGCGGCCATCAAACGCCTGGTTGCGTCGCACACCCCGATTGACCTGCTGATCATGCATAAGGCGCTGTCAGAAGGAAAACAGCTGGAGCTGATCGGCGGGGCGAAGTACCTGTCCCAGCTGATCAGCACAACGCCTACCACGGCCAACGTGAAGAGCTACATCGCGATTGTGCGGGAGTGCTGCAGCCGCAGACGAATGCGGGCCATCGGGGAAGCGCTGATCAAGGCCAGCGGCGAAGGCCAGCGCAGCGTGGACGAGATCCGGGAGAAGGCGGCGGTAGCCATCCGGGAAGTCAAAGTCGGTGAGAGCGTACGGCTGATAAGTCAGGAGGAATCCGCCATGAAGACTTACGAAAAGCTGGCAGAACAGCAGAAGGTGGAAGATAGGCCGGAGCCGGACAGGATTGCGACCGGGATCCGGGGCATCGACAAACGGACGGGCGGCGGGCTGATCGGAAGCAAGCTGATGCTGATCGGCGCCAGACCGTCTGTGGGTAAATCCATCTTTGCCCTGACCATCTGCCTGAATGCGGCGCGGAATGGGAAACGGGTCCTTTTCTCCACACTGGAGATGGAGGATGACGAGATCACGGAGCGGGTGTTTGCCAATGACAGCATGGTTTCCCTGCAGGAGATTACCAGTGATTCGATATCGGACGAGAGCTGGACGAAGCTGGCGGAATCCCTGGCGGTGATCGCCAGACTGCCTCTGTACTACACGACGGACGCGGATACGGTGGAGGATCTGCGGAGAGCGGCCTTCACGATGTACGAGAACGGCGGGATCGACCTGATCTGTGTGGACTATCTGCAGCTGATGAGCGGGAGCCGGAACCGATACGGGAACCGGCAGGAGGAAGTAGCAGACATCAGCCGCGGGCTGAAGAAGCTGGCCCGGGAGCTGAAAATTCCGATTATCGCGTTGAGTCAGCTCAGCCGGTTTGAAAAGCGGGAGACGAAGCGCCGGGCCCCCACCATGAGCGATGCCAGAGAGAGCGGCGCCATTGAGCAGGATGCGAACATCTTCATCCTGCTCCACGATCCGGAGATCGAAGAACTGAAAACAGAAGACGAAAAGCGGATGTATAAGACGCTGAAGGACAGAGGACTGCAAATGATCCAGGTCAAGATCGACAAGAACCGCCAGGGCAAAAAAGGATGGTTTTATCTGATCTTCGACGGGGATCACATGAGATTCACAGCACCGATGAAGAACGAGGAGGAGCCTGTATGAAAAGAATCATGAGTCTGCTGCTGGTGCTGGTGTGTATCGCCGGGATGGCGGCGGCTGAAAAGCCGGAGAAGAAAATGACCACGGTGTGGGTGCTCTGCCAGCCGGATAGCTATGTGGTGATCCGGTCATCGCCCAGGAAAACGGGGCTGATGGAGTGCCGGGCCTACGCAGGGGATGACTTCCAGACGGACGGGAAAAAGAAGAACGGATACCTGCATGTGTATGGGCCGTTCGAGGCCCAGGACGGCTGGATCAGCGCCAGATACATGACGGAAAGCCAGCCGGAGATCTATCCCTCCGGGAAAAAGATGACGGTATGGGTCAAGAGCGTCAATTGCCGCTGGACCATCGGCGGGAAGCGGAAGGGCGTACTGAAGCGGGGCGCGGTGGTGACGGTGTGGCTGGAAACGGAGGAATGGTGCGTCACGAACCGGGGATACATCCAGACGAAGTACCTGGAGGCGTAGCATGCGGAAGAATGAAAAGAGGGATCTGGAGTTTGCCAAGGCATGCGAAGTCATCGAGAAAAAGGGCGGGAACGTGCTGGAATACATCCGGGTGAATTATCCGAGCTACACCCCGCGGCCGGTCTGGTACCGCCTGCAGAGACACTACCTGAACAGACCGCCGTCCATGCTCACGGAGGGGCACCCGACCAACGAAAACGAAGGAAAGGAGACTGAGGAAGTGAAAAGACCGCAAAGCAGTGAGAAGACGATTACTGAATTCCTGGAGACGGTGAACAGCGGGGTGGATCCATGGACGGTGCTGATCGAAATGGGATACCAGACCCCGCACAGTGCCATGTATTGCCTGCGGAAGTGGGCGAAAGTCAACGACAGACCAGACCTGACCGAACAGTTGGCGCAGATCAAGCTCATAGACCCCAAGGGAGCAGACTCAGGGAGGTACAGAGCCGAGAAAAAGAAGAAGCCGGGCGAGAACCAGGCCGCAGAGACACGGGCCTCAGAGCCCAAAAAAGAGGCCTTGCCGACGAAGGACTGGAAGCCGGAGGCGGGGGCAAATTACAGGCTGATTCCTCCGGACGAGAAGCCGGGCGCCGCCCCGACCTGCTGTCAGCCGGCAAAGCCGAGCGGCGTCACGGTACCCGACAGAATACCCGACAGTAACCCGACAGATGCCGACAGCCTGCCGGATGATGATGCGGTAGATTTTATGCAGGATTATGTTGATGACACTCTGCCGTTGGAGGATCAGGAGACGGAGCCTGAGCCGAAGATGGAAACGCCGAAAACCTATCCGGTTGGCGGCGATAATATCCGCTTCACGGTGAAGCAGCTCATCAGCAGGATTGGGATCTGGGAATATAACGCAGAGAAGCAGATGTTCGCATTCGCCCCACTGGAATCGAATGACAGGCCCGCGAGTGTGATGGTGCTATCCATCAATGAATGGCTGAATCTGGCCGCTGAGATCCCGGAGGCCATCAAGGCTCTGGTATGCGAACCGAATTGACAGAAACGAAAGGAGACGAAGAAGTTGGAAAAGATCTACATGATTCCGGTGGAGTGGTTGGCACACCACCCGGACAACCCACGGAAGGATCTGGGAGACCTGACGGAGCTGGCGGAGTCGATCCGCGCCAACGGGATTCTGCAGAACCTGACCATCGTAGCTGCAGAAGAGGATACCGAGGAAGACGGAACCTATAAGCGCTTCTGGGTCGTGATCGGTAATCGCCGGCTGGAGGCCGCGAAGATGGCCGGGCTGACCGAGGTTCCCTGTGTGCTGGTGGAGATGGACCGGAAGGCCCAGGTGGCCACCATGCTGGAAGAGAACATGCAGCGGGCTGACCTGACAGCGTATGAACAGGCCGAAGGCTTCCAGATGATGATGGACCTGGGCTTTACGCAGAAGGAAGTCAGCGAGAAAACCGGCTTCAGCGAGAAGACGGTGAGAGATCGGCTGAAGCTGACGAAGCTGAACAAAAAGAACTTTTCCGATGCGGTGGTCCGCGGGGCGACCATCATGGATCTGATCGAGATCACGAAGCTGGACAGCAAGACCGACCAGAACAAAGTGCTGGAATATGCCGGCACGGAGAACTTCCGCAAGGAGATGCTGGACGCGCTGGAAGCTCAGGAATTCCGGAAGAACAAGAGCCGCCTACAGCCGGTTGTCGCTGAGTACATGGAAGAGCTTCCGGAAAACGAGCGCTACAACTCCAAGTGGGAACGCGAGAGCAATGACTTCAAGCTGAGTGGGACTGAAGAAGAACTCCGGAAGCATATCAATAAGGTCATGAACCAACACAAGAACGTTCCATGGCGGTACGACATCTGGAAGTATCAAGGCGGAAAAATTGAGTTCTTCCACGGAAAGGAGAAGAAGGAAGCAGAACAGGTTCCCGAGGGCGAGCTGACCGAGCGGCAGAAGGCCATCCGGCGTGGAAAGCATCTCCGGTACGTGAAGAGCTTCTGGGAAAAGGCGTATGAGCTGCGGAAGGACTTCGTGATGAATTACACCGTGGCCAACGGTCAGAGCGCTTCGACGATCGGAAAGATCATGGTCCGGTATGCGCTGAGCAATCAGATCAGCTGGACTGGCGAGATCGGAAAGAGCCATGACTGGAGCGATAAGCTGATCCGCGAGATGCTGAAGCTTCCTCCAGAGCCGGTGGAAGTGGAGAACAGAGAGGATCCCGACGAGGATGAATACCTGACCGTATGGCAGCAGGTGGACGGAAAGTCTGACACCCCTCTTGTCCGGATCATGATGGTCTGGGCAGTCGCGGGTGGCGTCTTCTGGCCGGATGCTCCGGAGCATGGGCTGTACAACTATAACGATGGCCACTATTACGAAGGCAGTTATCAGGCCAACGGGGTCGTAGAACTGTACGACTTCCTGGTCGATTGCGGGTACCAGATGAGCGATATGGAGAAGCAGCTGCTGGACGGTACCCATCCATGCTATCAGGAGGATGCCGGAGTATGAACAGTGGCACGGTCCGCGGGGCAGACGCAAAAGAGTTTGTGAAATGTTTCAACGATGTGTGCCAGTGGAATAACGGCTGGGATCGGTGGAACGACATGGTCAACCTGTTCGCAATCGAGATTGCCAACACGGTGGACCTGAACCATAAGGACCAGCGGGACGAGACCTACAAGCGCATCGCCGCCAAGTATAAGCCGAAGGAATTCGAGAAGTTTGCCGATCTGTTCCTGATCCTGGTGGAGAGCCTGGAACGCAACCCGTTCCAGGACTTCCTGGGGCAGATGTACATGGAGCTGGAAATGGGCAGTAAGGTGCACGGGCAATGTTTCACTCCCTTCGGGGTTTGCCAGGCAATGGCCAACATAGCCATGCCGGAAGAGATGGTGCGGAAACAGCTGGATGAGCGAGGGTGGATCAGCATCAACGACTGCGCATGCGGCGCCGGCGCTACGCTGATCGCGGCCGCCGAGAGACTCAGCGACATGAACATCAATTATCAGCAGAGGGCGCTGTTCGTCGCCGGGGATATCGATATGACGGTGGCCATGATGTGCTACATCCAGCTGTCGCTGATCGGGTGCCCGGGCCGGGTGCGGATCGCGGATTCCCTGATGAATCCGGAGGCCGGGGATATCCTGATGGGCGAAGGCGGGCCGAACACATGGTATACGCCACTGTTCTACGCGGATCCATGGCAGGGCCGGGTGATTGCCCGGTGGATGGATCGCCTGGCGCGGCCGCTCCGGGACGCCGAAGAGAACGCGTCCGAACGTATCCCACCGTGTCCGAACGTGACGGAAAAAGCCCAAGAAGCGGAGCAAAATGCCCAAAAAGCGGAGCAAAGTGCTCAAAACAGTGCCGGATTTGCCCAAAAAGCGTACCAGATGCCCGAATTACTGACAGCCAAGAAAACCAGACGAAGCATGAGCGAGGGTCAGCTGATGTTTGACCTGACAGGAGGGTAACAGGATGGAAAAGACACTGGTAATCCTTGAAATGCCGCAGCCGAAGGAGCGCCCCAGGGCAACCGTTGTTTCCGGACGCGCGAAGATCTATACACCCAGGACAACCGAGGCGTATGAGAAACGGATCCGGACCGAATGGGTCAAGGCGTACGGAGACAAACCGGAGGAGGGGGCATTGCAGGTTAGGATTCATTTTGGAATGCCGATTCCCATGAGTGCAACAAAGGCAAACAAGAAAAAGATGTTGCTGAAACAGGAATTTCCGAAGAAACGGCCTGATTTGGACAACCTGATCAAGGCAGTGCTGGATGGCCTCAACGGAGTGGCCTATAAGGACGATTGTCAGATCGTGACGATCCTGGCCAGAAAGTTCTACGCGAGTGTTCCATATGTGAAGGTGAAGATCTGCGAAGAAAAACCGAAGGAGGAAAAGGCAAATGAATGATGACTTCGGAACACCGCTTTCCACGCGCCTGAGGATGGCTGTGGCGCGTGTGAAGGGCCAGATAAGGTTCTTCATTGGGAAACTGCTTCCGCCCGTGGAAAAGCGAAAAAACGGCGTTATCGGCTACGACACGTGCCCGCGGTGCGGTGAGCTGGTTTATTCCAACAAACAGTGCGTGTACTGCGGTCAGCGATTTATCAACCGGGAGGGGGTGAAAAAATGACTCCAACTTCTGACCAGTGGAAATCCGGAGGTGACTGCACCAAATGCCGGCGGGCCGTGCCGAAAGTCTACTGCCGGAAGCCGTGCAAGGAAGCCATCCGGATGAAGAAGCAGGCGCTTCGGCTGCTGAAAGCCATGGAGAAGGCCCAGATGGGCATGCGACAGATCCAGACTGGAGGGGTGACCGATGGCGGACAAGTACCGGTGGATCCTCCAGCTGTATTGGGAGGGGGATTGGCGGGAACTGATGAAGTCGGACAAACGGATTGACCTGGTGAAGTACGCTGAGCAATGCAGTGAACAGAGTGAAGAAAACCTGGATTTTCGGATCGTGGACGCAACAGAAGAGGTGAACCCCCATGGACGACGTCATTAGCAGAGAAGAGATGCGGACCAAGCTGGTGCGGATGAAGGACAGGGTCAGACAGCGGCGCGACGGGTCATACAAAGTCGGGTACGAGGACGCCTGTAAGGATTCGATGCAGAAGCTGTTTGAGTGCGCATCATTGGAGGTGGTCGCGGTAACGAGGTGCCGGGAGTGCCGGCACGCGGTGGAAAATTACACCACACAGCCATTTTGTACCATACGGAACAGGCGATGTTCGCCAGATGATTATTGCAACCATGGAGAACGAGAGGAGATGTAAACCATGAAAAACGTTATGCCCATCAATATGTCGAGCAGCACCCTCAGCGAGATGAAAGGCGACCTGACCAAAGCCATCCAGGACTGTCTGAAAAAGATGGAAGAGGTCGGGAGCGACACGGGGAAGGTCAGCATGGTCATGGTCATCACCATGGAAGAGGTGCCCGTGACCAGCGAAAAGGAATACCGGAAGGCCAGGGTGCCGAAGGTCAAGTGGAAGGTTGAAAGCAATGTGCCGCTGAAAGAGGCTTTCGAGGGCGAAATGGGCGGCGGCTATGAGCTGACGAAGGACGGCAGCGTCTACGCCTTGAAGAGCATCGGCGGCCAGACTTCCATGTTCGACGATGATGACGAGGACGAGGAAGAGATAGGAGAAGATGAGGAATGATCATTTACTCCATCGTGATCACGGCCCTGGTGATGGTGTCCATTGTCGCCCTGGCCTATGAACACGTTTTCCGGGTCAAGGCTGAGATCAGGGCCATGGAAGCCGAAAGCGACCTGCTGGACGCCAGACAGACGATCGTGAGCTATCAGATCGAAAAGGCGAACCGGGACGGGGTCGATGCTGGACGCGCAACCGATGTGATGTACCGGAAATTCCTGGAGCAATTCGATAATCACCAGCAGGTGAAGGTGATTATGAGCAGAGATGACGCCCAGTATTACGAGCCAAAACATTGACGGGAGGTGACGGGGATATGGACAAGAAAACGCTGTACCGGCTGTTTTATCTGCCAAAGCAGATCGAACAAAAGCGCCGGGAGATCAAGCGGATCGAGGAGCGTTTGACAGCCATATCCCCGAATCTTTCCGGGATGCCACACGGCGGCGGCGCGCATGACAAACTGGGCGATGGAGTGCCGGAGCTGGTGGACAAAAAGAACGAACTGGAAGAAATGATCCGCGGGTACAGAGCGGAGGAAGAAGCAATCAACGGATGGATCGACGGGATTGATGACATCCAGATCCAACTGCTGGTAAGCCTGAGATTCCGGGAGAAATTGAGCTGGAATCAGGTGGCGGATGAAGCCGGCGGGATCAATACCGAGGATTCATGCAGAAAGATGATTGATAGATACCTGGAGAAAGGAGGAAAGAAAGATGGTTGAGCCTGGCAAACTGGATGATGTGAAGAAAGCGCTGAAAGTTTGCAGTCAGTGGGTCACCGACGCGAGCGGGGATGTGATGAAAGATTGCGGCAACTGCCCGTACCATGATCCTGGCGACCCTGCTGGCATGAGCTGCGGCGAGCGCCTGATGAAGGATGCGCTGGATTGGATTGAAGAATTGGAGGATTGATCAATGAGTTTAATGAAAACAACCAGCTGCAGAGCCTGCGGCGCGGAGATCGGATTCATCAAAACGAAGAATGGCAAAACCATGCCGGTTGATGCGATTCCACTGTGGGTCAGGGAGGATCCTTCCGGCGTTCCGTATGTATTCGCTGATGGATCTGTTTCCAGAGCGGTTGCGATGGAGGACCAGGGTCCTACACAGCCCGAAGGCGTAACGGTTGCGTATATCAGCCATTTCGCCACCTGTCCGGAAGCTGACAAGTTCCGGAAGCCCCGGAAAAGCGATAGAAAGAAGGGATAACATGTTCATTACGGTGTTGATGTGGGCCTTGCTGGTTCTGTTCTGGGTGCTGGCCCTGGGATTTGCCCTGTGTGTGACGATCTTCCTGATCGGCCTCTCACGTGAGATTTCAAACTGGTGGAAGGTTCGGAAGTGGACTCATCGGGAGTGGAAAGCCCAGCACTATGATTCCTGGGCCATATGTGCTTTTAGCCTCATGACGGTATTGGCCGCCGGGATGAGTATGGGCTGCATCTTCGCCGCATTGGCCATGTGGAGGAATGTAGCATGAAAAGATCAACAAAGATCAGTCTGGCGTGGAAGCTGACCCGGCTGGTGAAACCCTGTCATTTTTATAAGGCGGTGGAAACGCCCAAGGGCGATAAGCTGATCTGCGGATATGACCAGAGCCGGAGAAACCGCTGCAAGACGGTGAACTGTCCGCACTTTACGCCGACGATCCGGTACCGGATTGCGCGGTATTTCGGAATGGTGAGGTGAGATCATGAACGCAGGAAAATGTGACAGCTGCAAGTACACCGGTCCGCTGTATGAATTCCGGAACGACCTTGTAGAACCGGAGATCCGGTTCAATCTGTGTCCGAACTGCATGCGTACCGCGTATCGGTGCATGGCGATCTTTATAAGAACGCCGAACGGAAAGAAGGCTCTGGCTGCGAAAGCGGCAAAGAACTGATAGCTCACTCCGGATTAAGCACCGACAGAGATCGGCATCCGGAGACAACCGAAAGGAGACATGCGGCAGTGCTGAATATGTACTCTGACAAAAAGGTGGAGGAGCTCATGAACAAGATGCTTGAGTATCTCAAAGATCATCCAATCTATGAGCTGATGGAACTTGTGGCATCTGCCATCGCAACGGTAGAGCAAAAACAAAAGGAGACAGAAGTGAAATGAGCCAGAAGACAGCAAGAATCTTATTTGCCACGATTCTGCTGGTGATTTCCGGTTGGATATATGCCGTAATTCAGCTGAATATTCCAACGTGGCTGAACATTATTGTGTCGGTTATCCTGGGGCATCTGCTCCATGAATGTTGGTACGAATGTTAAAAACGAAGGAGAAAATGAAAAATGACTGTAGCAAAACTGATCGAAATGCTGGAGAAGGTGGAGACCAAAGGATCGCTGGTATATATCGGCAATCCGCATTCCACTGATAACATGATCAAGGACGCGGTGATTGAGCATGATCTGAAAAACGATATGGTTTCTGTCGTGCTGAAAACGAACGATGACAAATAGTCAGCGTAAGTCAGCGTAAGTCAGCGCAAAGTCAGTGTAAGTCAGCGATGGTTCCAGACGCCGGGGAAGGTTTAGCCAAGTTTCTTCTGGATGAAAAATGATTATGATGCGGTGGCGGAATAGGTAGACGCTACAAGAACGGTAAGAGCAAGGTTGATTAAGACGGGGTGTAGGGCACCGGGATTAAATCAGCAAAGCCACCCCAACCGGCACACATTAAGCCGCCGTTCGAGCCGGAAATCCGGTTCCCGTCGTGTGTGCCAGCTCATGTGAGGTGACAGAAATTCAAATCCTCACCCGCATTTTTGAAAAGGAGACGAGCAGGATGATTATTCAATGCCATGAAGTTGAACGTGTCGAGAATCTTATGTACGAAGGCTGTGAATCGCACTGGCATTGCATTCACTGCAATGATTACTGGCCGTTCCATTGCTACGAAATGAAAGACCTTGAACAAATGCCTTGTCCTATAAGGAGTGCACAGGCGCAGAAAGGAATGACAAAAAAAGAAGTAAAGGAAGCTTTGGATGGCATCCGGGATATGCCTGATGAAGAGATCGCTGGTAATGGTTCGTTTATCCGCAGGACTGCAGAGGAAGCTTTTGCTTTGATTAAAAATCTTGACAGGCGGTGAAGTGGGATGAATAATGAAAATTGGTGTAAAGAGCATTGTCCATACAATACGGACTGCTCCTGTGATGGCGTTTGCAATTTTGTTTTGTCTTTATTGAAAGAACAGGACGCAGTTATGCGAACAAGTCGAACAGGAGTAAACGGTTTTAGTATTGTTTGGACTTGCGGTGTTTGCGGTGCGGATTTGCATCCGAACAATGCAAAAGCAAAATATTGTAGCAACTGCGGAAGGGCGGTGAAGTGGGAATGACAGTCGATGAGTGGGCTAAAGACTTTAGGTCATTTGTCAATGAATTGAAAATGCCAAGAGATGATTATAAAGGCATTATGGAATACATTGACGATGCCCTTGCACTGCTGAAAGAGCAGGAACCAAAGATAACGTTTGAGAACGGCATCGAAAAGACCATTTGCGGCGTATGCGGTTCTGTGTTGAACAAAACAGTTCATAGCATACCAGATTAGTTCACAAAAGAGGAGCTTGCTATTTTCAATCAGAGAGGGATTAAGCTATGAATGAAGAACGGGACGAGAGCGATGAAAACGGTTTAGTTTGCAAAAGGAGAGTATTGATAAGCATGGTTGACAAGGATAAGGTTATCAAAGGATTAAAATGTTGCGTCGATCGTCCTATAAGTGAACTCGTTTGCGAAGAGTGTCCATATAAACAACATTATATACAGGGAGCTGCAACACAGTGTTTTGATGTTCTTTTACAAGATTCACTTGATTTACTTGAAGAACAGGAATATCAAACGGTAAATTAGTTTATGAAAGGAAAGATTGATAAATATGTGTGCTACATACAACATGAAAACAGGGGAGACTAAGGAAGATATTCCTACGGCCTCAACAGGAGCCGGGATTTATACAGAAGCACGGCTGGCCGAGATAGCAGCGGAACATTGCAGACAGGCGGTGAAGTGGGAATGAATGCTATCAAAAGAGCAGAAGATTTATACAACGAGAAAATCTATTTCATGGAACTTAAACCGCATAAAGCAGAAAATGGATTGATCGCCTTTGAAGAAAATGAATTATTTCCTGTTGTATTTTGCGGATTCGGCTCCGTTCATACTGTCAAAAATCGGTTTTACATCAGAGTAGACGCAAAGTATGCCTGCGAAAATACCTATTTAAAGTCGAGGGTTCCAATAAACGGTTATGGCATTTGGTGGCGTTGTTGGGAAGAAAAGCCAACAGAAGAACAACGACAGGCGGTGAAGTGGGAATGAGACTGATAGATGCAGACAAACTCAAGTATGAAGCTGAACTATGCCGGGAAACAACTGACGCATTTCAAGAGCTGATCGACAGACAGCCTGATTATTACAAACCTGTTCCGCTGCTGGTCAGCAGCGATTGGGTTGAATTCAGGGGTCATCCGCTGAAATGCCCCAAATGCAACGCACGGTGGATTTCATACGATGAGCTTGAGAACGTTGTAGCCAATTACTGCCCGGTGTGCGGTCAGGCGGTGATGTGTATATGAAAGGACTCAGCCGGCAGCAGCTGGACGCTGTGTTGATGCAGGTTCGGAAGCTCAGTGGGCATCTGAGCATATTTGATTCAGGAAGGAAGAGAAAAATGTTCGGAATACCGACAATCAGAATGTTTGATGAAGAGTATTTTGAAACACCAGAGGAAGCAGAACAATGGATAAGAGAGCATCCGAAATACAAGATTCTTGCTGCATACAAGGAACCAGATGAAAGATTCAGATCATACAGATTTAACATGGCGATAATGCGGAACATGGACATGAGAAAATACAATGCTGTTGTGATATACCAATGGAGGCCATGATTCGATGATGACAGCTCGTGAGATATGGGCGGGCGTCCTGGGGTTTCTGATCGCTTTATTTGTCTTCGGCACCATCGAATTTATCCAGGACAGGCTGGAAGAAAAATCGAAAGCGAGTCAGCAGACCATCAGAAGAGTTCCGCCAGTACCGATTCCACCACCACCGCCGAAAGGATGGATAGAAAAAATGGCAGACGCAGTAGTACACCCTTCCCATTACAATACCGGGAAGATTGAAGTGATTGATTTCATCACCGACCAGAAGCTGAATTTCTGCCGCGGGAACGCAGTGAAATACATCTGCAGGGCCGGACGGAAGGATCCGGCCAAAGAGATCGAGGATCTGGAAAAGGCTGTTTTCTATCTGAATGATGAAATCCGGAGGATGAAAGAAAGCCTGCAATCAGGGTCGGTGAAATGAGTATGATCCAGTGCGACACCTGCCCCTTTTGTAATGACAGGTATCCCGGGAAGGTAGACCAAAATGGGTATCATTTCCACATCTGCGAGATGACCGGGAATATCGTTTACACGATTCCGCGGAAGGAAAAAAGATATACCGGAAGCGGATACATCTATTTCAGAATCAGCGGCTGCGGGCTCTTCGAGACTGCCGATGAAGCTATCGCAGTCATGACAAAAACTGAACGGCAAAGATACTATGAAAGGATGGTACACAATGACGGAGATCATGATCAGCATCCAACCGAAGTGGTGCGAAAAGATTCTGAACCTGTCCAAAAGGTGGGAGATGCGGAAGACGAAGCCACGGAAGACTGAAGGGCCTTTCCGGGTGTTCATCTATCAGACAGGCGGCGGTGTCATTGGCGAATTCGTCTGTGATGCCATCGTGGCAGTCGGCCCGAGTGAGATCACCAAATCCGTACTCTCCGACACCCAGATGACGATGCAGGAGGCGATCCAGTACGCGGGCGGAATGACCGTTTACCTGTGGCGAATCAGGAGCATGGTGGACTACCCGGAACCGAAGCCGCTGAGCGCGTACGGGCTCGACAGGCCGCCGCAGAGCTGGTGCTACGTGAAAGGCGGTGAAGCATGATGTACAGACGAAACGACACAAGCTGGGGTGAGATCGGAATCCTAATTTTGATTCTGATTGTGATCTTTATCATTTCACGGGCTTGCAGTTCAGCCAGGTACAACAACGGCATCTGCCAACTGTGCGGCGGTAAATATGTTTACCAACAGGCAGTTGGTCATAGATACGAAACCAACTACATTTACAGATGCGACAAATGCGGACACACGATTGAAGTGGACGATGTTTTCCCGGAAAAATAGGAGGTTTCTATGGAAAGTAAAAATGTACCGATCGAGGTAGAAATCCGCAATTTCAGACACAAACTGAAGGATTTCATCATAAACAATGCCGGAAATCTCAATGTTTATGAGGTTGAAAGAATCCTTTGTGAAACCAGGGATGAGCTGATTATCTGTGCCGTGAAAAACACGAGCGCCAACTCATGCGAAGGCATGTTATGCGGCTACAGAAGCAAAAGAGAAAAGTGGTGATCAGGATGACTGATAGGGAAATAATCTGTTTGCTCATCGGAGCTGGGCTATCTCTGATCGTATCGATTGCTACCAGATTTGTTATGTGGCTGATTAATAAATTGTTTCCATAAAAATGGAAGGTGTGCACAATGACAGAATCAGAAGAAAGAACGCGGCAGTTGGTTGCCCGCGATATGAAAGCACTGCGCGACACGATCGAAGCGGCGAAAACGGACCCGACAGCCATGCTAATGATCGGGCTGATTGCTGCATTCTTGAGGAAAGGCTGTGATCAGGATGGAGGTGAAACGGAGCATTTCTGGTACCCGGAAGGATAGGTGCGAACTCTGCGGAAAAAGCGGATGCGACAAGCTATCGAACCTGTATATCAACGGGTGGATCGGATTGGTCTGCCAGGAATGTTTTGATCAGATCGGAAACTGTCAGGAAAGAAAGTTCTGCAAAAGTCTGGGATATACGGAACCAGCGGAATAGGAGGAAAACCATGGATAGGACTCAATTACTGCATGAGCTTGATCAGATTATCGAATCTGGCGTTGCTGATGGATATCACGATACCGAGATCATGAAGGAAGCCCGTGATCAGCTGCAGGAGACTGACCTGGACGCGATGAAACGCATTCTTTCATCCTGCAAGTGCTTCAATGGGCACTGGTATGTAAATCTTGGCGAAGCCGAAAGCGGGAAAAAGGTTTTCGACATTACAATCCGGGACTTCGCTGATTCCGTGACTCTGTGTTTTGATGAAAATGGGAGGTTGATAGGATAATGCCGCCTTTCGACGAGAACGGAAATATGATCGGTATGGACGATTTCCCGATATTTTTACGCGGGGATGATGCTAAAGAGTACATCCTGCCCGGCAGTATCTCAGAAACGGTTTTGACGGAAAATCCGGATAATCCTGACGATCTGCCGCCGGAAGCGGAAAACATGCTGAAGTCAATCACCGCTGAGTTCGAAGCGATGATTGGCGAGGAAACCGCCAAGACGTTCAAAGAGCAGATGGATAGCATTGTCAGATCGTTCGAGGAACGTTTCCGGGATTGTATGGTACAGGCAACGCCGCCGAGACGTTTTCTCCGGAAGCTGAAGAGATGGGATGAACGGAACCGGCGTCGCAGACTGAAGGGATTGCCGGAAAAGCCGAATCCTTATTACGGGAGCTGCTGGTTTACCTTCACAATCCCTGTTCGTGAAGTCGTATATGATTGCGATTTCCCGATGACGGAAGAAGCCCAACAATTACTTGCGGAGGTATTACACGATGACGCTAAATGAGTATCAGGAGCTGGCGCTCCGAACGAGCCGTGGAGAGTTGGACAGCATACAACACCTGATCAACGGATGTCTCGGGCTGGCCGGTGAAGCCGGAGAATGTGCGGACCTGCTGAAGAAGACCCTGTATCAGGACGGCCGGGAGATCAAGGAGAAGATGATTGACGAGCTGGGCGACGTGCTCTGGTACGTGTCCGAAACAGCTACGGCCCTGGGAATCTGGATGGATCAGATCGCGGAGCACAACATCGAGAAGCTGAAAAAGCGATATCCGGATGGATTCGATGCTGAGCGCAGTCTGCACAGGGAGGAATGATCATGGCCCTGCAGTGTCCGAAGTGCAAAGATGAAAGCAGCTATGTCCTTGATTCCAGGGGTGTGGATGGCGGAGTCCGCAGACGGAGAGAATGCTTAAACTGCGGATGCCGATTTACCACATATGAATCGCCAAAGGATACGGCAAAGAGAACCATCATGAAGGAACTGGGGCCGATCCTGGCGGCGAACATCAAAGAAGCAATCGTAAGATCCTTCAAAGAAATCAAAGATTGAGCAGCAAGTTACCGGCAAATGACCTACAAGCTCCAAAATGCAGTATTTTCAAGGCTTGCAGGTCATTTCTTATTGAAAACCTTGTTGAAATCTTGTAGGAAATCAAGAAAAAATTGAGATTTCCTACAAGATTTTCCGAAGAATTTTATAAAATTTGTCCGAAATGTCCGGCATGTCCGATTTTCCTATGGTATGATGCAGGCTGTAAAAATCCGAACATCGACCGGGGCAGTCCACCAGACAGGACGGGCCCTATTTTTGACGGAAGGAGGTTTTTTCGGGCAGTGCATCGCTCCAATGTGCTGGCCTGTATCATGTTTGGCAATTTCGCGCCGATTTCGCCTAAAGCGCGTCGAGATTGAAAGGAGCAGGTATCCATGATCGCTAAGTTGAGAGCGAGTTTCAAAAACAATCCCCGGTTTTACTACGCAATGAGCATCGCGGCCACATGGGCCGGCGCTGGATCGTTCATTGTGGGCACCCAGGTGGCGCAAAATGCCGGTATTTTCCCCTGGCTCTTATGGGCGCTGGGGAATGTGCTGGCCTGTATCGTGTTTGGCATTCTGTCGCAGACATTCCCGAAGCTACGGGCCGTGGCCACGAGCAAACCGGTGCAGATCCTGATGGGTCTGATGTGCGTCTTCCAGATCTGGCTGAACATGAACGGCATTTATGAAATGCTGGCGCCCACCGTGATCGGAAGCACGATGGCCTATATCATCGTCTACGGGCTGTCGGCATTCTTCATCATCTTCTATCTGAAGCGGGCAACGTTCCGAAACGTTACCACGGACAATTTCTCCTGGCTGATTGTGTACGGCCTGATTGCAATCCTGGTGGTCTATTCCATGATCACAAAGGGCATACACCCGATCTCCACGGCGCTGGTCAAAGCGGATCTGCAGTCCAAAGGATGGACCTGCGTCACGCTGACCTTCGGCGCGTTCTTCTATCCGACCTTCTGGGAACTGCTTGACTACAATGACGCGAACGAGGATGAGACCAAAAAGATTGACATGAAGCGGCCGTTCATCATGGGCGGTCTGCTGTTTGGCTTCTATCTGCTGTTCGTGCTCGCCGGCAGTCTGACCACATACTCCCCGGCGGTGGATCTGCTGAAAGGCATCCTGGTCTCGCTGGTGGCCATCTCCTCCCTGTCCTCGTTCCTGTACGGGACAATGGTCAATTTCGGGAAGAAGATCGGGGTCATCATTGACGTCGCCGTAGTTGCCACCTGGCAACTGTTGGTCCCGATGGGCGTGATGGGTGTATGGACCATCATGCAGAACAGCCGGGTGTGGATGGTCTTCGCCATGTTCGCCGTGGCCATGGGCTGGCATCTGTGGGAGAAGCGGAAGAAGGTGACCGCATGAAGGTTACCAGAATGAAGCTCTCCGCGCTGAAGTCTCCGGAGAAAAATGTCCGAATCCATTCCGAGAAGCAGGTCAAAGAGTTTGTGCGGAGCCTTGAGAGCTTCGGACAGATCCGCCCGATTGTGGTGGACGAGGATAACACGATCCTGGCCGGCAACGGTCTGTATGCGGCCCTCATGGCCAAAGGCGAGACCGATGCGGATGTGCTCGTGATGAAGGGTCTGAGCGAGAATGAGAAGAAGAAGCTCATGCTCGCTGACAACAAGATCTATTCCCTGGGCGTGGATGACATGGAAGTCTTCGAGGAATTCCTGAAAGAGCTGGGCGACGATCTGGAGATCCCCGGCTACGACATGGAGCTTTTGGAGACGATCACCGCTGACCTGAAGGATGTTGACGATATGCTCAGTGGATACGGGACCGTGTCCGATGAAACCAAGGAGCGTATTGCCACCACAGCGGAAAAATATGAGGCGCAGGAGGCCGAGCACGCCGCGGCCGCGGAGGAAATTAAGCCGCGGGAGCCGGCGCAGGAAACGCCCTCTGAGGGCCAACCAGAGCCATTGCCAAAACGCTTCATCCAGTGTCCTCAGTGCGGGAATAAGATCTGGCTGTGAGGTGACGCTCATGGCCATCATGAAAGTATCGGGGAAAATGAGCGTGGTCGAGGCTTCAATGCAGCGCATCACGAACGTTTTCAACAACGGCGTCAAGGTGTACCTGGCATTCTCCGGAGGAAAAGATACCCTCTGCCTGTGCGGGATGATCTGGGAGCTGGCCATGGCCGGCAAGATCGATCTGCATCAGCTGACGGTATGCTTCATCGATGAGGAATCCATTTACCCCTCCATGCTGGAAATGACGCTGGAATGGCGCAAGAAGTTCCTGAAGATGGGAGCGCAGTACCGATGGTATTGCTTGCCAGTAAAGCAGGTCTCCATGCTCCACCAGCTCCAGGATGATGAATCATGGATCACCTGGGAGCCTGGCAAGGAGGATGTGTGGATGCGGGAGGCGCCGCCTTATGCGATTCTCCGTGACCCAGCCCTGGAATATGCGGGGCAGATGAATTATCAGACCTTCCTGCCGAAGGTGAGCAAGGACGGCTTGATGCTGGTGGGCGTCCGGGCGTGTGAATCGGTCCAGCGGCTGAAGTACCTGGCCACCGTGAACATGACCGCCGGCAGCTGCACCGGCAACAACCTGATCTATCCGATTTACGATTGGCACGATTCGGATGTGTGGCTCTACATCAAGGAGCATAAGCTCCATTTCCCCCAGTCGTATATCGATTTATATAGAGTCGGCGTAAACAGGCACCAGCTTCGCCTGTGCAACTTCTTCGGCGCTGAATCCATTGCCGGTCTGCGGTGGGTAGCCGAGACTGACCCTGATCTCTGGGCCAGAATCCAGCGGCGGGAGCCGAACGCCTACCTTGCCCTCCTATACTGGGACAGCGAGATGTTCCACCGCAGCACCAGGAAGCGGGCCAAGCTCGAATCGAAGCAGGAGAAGAAAGACTACAAAGCCCTGTGCCGACACATGCTGTTTGAAGCGCCGGAAGAGTATTTCACCACGCCAGCCCGCAGGGAAGTGGCCAGGTCTTACAAACAGCTCTACATCAAGGGCTTTTCCTTCATGGAAGAAAAACACTTCAAGAAAATGTACGAGGGGATGAAAGCGGGCGATCCCAAAAAGCGTACGCTGCGGGCGATCTACACGGACATATTCACCGACTACGTGAAGTACAGTCGCAAGACTGCACCCGGAAAGGAGGTGAATGTGGATGGATGAGACCCTGTTCGCCCCACTGTCTACACTGCAATGGGTGCCTCGGGAGAAGCTGAAGGCCAATGACTACAATCCCAACATCGTCTCCGACGAAAACCTCAAGCTTCTTACGCAGAGCATCCTTACAAACGGCTGGACTCTGCCCATAGTTGTGAGACCTGATTTCACCATCATTGACGGCTTCCACCGCTGGACCGTCGCAGGGCGCGAGCCGTTGCTATCGAAGCTGGGCGGCAAGGTGCCTGTGGTCATCGTGGACCACCACGGCGACCAGAGCGCGGACGTGTACGGTACGATCACACACAACCGCGCCAGAGGCACGCATGTCCTCGGCCCAATGAAGAGCATCGTCCAGGGATTGATCAACGAGGGGAAGACAACACAGGAGATCGGGAAGCAGCTGGGCATGAGCCCGGAGGAAGTATTCCGTCTCTCTGATTTCACCCGCGAAGACTTCCTTGATATGATGACGAAGAACGTCAGCGGCTACTCCCGCGCGACGATCTTCAAGAAACTCACATGACATTCCCTTCCCGCCGGGGAGTCAACTCCCTCGCTTCCCGGCGGAATTTTTGGGGGATGGTTGTGGATAACTCGGAAAAAAGGTACTGTGAACCTGTGGAAAAGAGACGAGCCCCCGCTTCGACCCCCGAAAAACGCGACGATACATAGGCGAAATTCGCCGGTTTCGTTACGCATTTATCCACAGGTGATGAGAGAGGAGACGAAATATGGCTGATGAAGCCGAAAACACATCCCAGCAGGAGCTGATCACTGAAGAAACTACCGTCAGCACCAAGGAAATGGCAATTTTGCTCAATATCACGGTGCGGAGAGTGCAACAGCTGATCCAGGATGGGACGTTCCCGACAAAAGAGCGGGGCCGGCTGATCCTGATCGAATGCACCAGGGCGTATTACGACCTGATTACCAGCCGGGAGAAGACAGCGGACGAAAAAAAGATCGACAAGGTTCGCTCCCAGGCTGAGGCCAAGCTGAAAGTGGCCAAGGCGGCAATGGCAGAATTGCAGGCGAAGGAACTGCAGGGAAAGATGCACAGGTCAGAGGATGTGCAGCTGTTCACCCAGGGCCTGATCGACGCGGTCAAAAGCTCGCTCCTGAGTCTGCCGGGGCGGCTGGCCGTGGAAGTTTCGCTGTGCGGGACTGCGGAGGAGGCGTCACTGCTGATCAAGGAAGCGGTGAAGGACATCCTCCGGGAGATATCAGAGTTTGACTATGACCCGGATAAGTACGAGGAGCTGGTGAGAGAACGGCAGAACATGGATGAAAGACAGGATGATGATGAATGATCCCGCCCAAAACGGAAGCCGGACTAAAGCGCCTGTGGCGAGTCAACCGGAAGCAGATCGATTCTGCGCTGGTACCGGAAGACCTCACCGTCAGCCAGTGGGCGGACAAGTTTCGCAGGCTGTCGCCTGAGAGTTCCGCGGAGGCCGGGCCATGGCGGACGAAGAAGACGCCATACCTCAAAGAGGTCATGGACGCATTCACTGATCCGAAGGTGAGGCACATCGTGATGGTGGCCGCGTCCCAGATCGGTAAGTCTGAGGCCATGAACAACATCATTGGCTACATCATCGACCAGGATCCCGGCTCAATCCTGATGATTGAGCCAACCAACGGCGACGCAAAGGAGTATTCAAAGCTCCGTATTGCGCCGATGATCCGGGATACCAAGGTGCTGCAGAAGAAAGTGTCCAAATCCCTGCGGGGAGACACCGGGAACACGATCCTGCAGAAGAGTTACCCCGGCGGCATCCTGACCATGTGCGGATCTACAGAGGCCCACGCGCTGGCATCGAAGCCCATCCGGTATGTGCTCGGTGACGAGCGTGACCGCTGGGCGGTGGAGGCCGGAAAAGAGGGCGACCCGTGGAAACTGGCCATGGTCAGACAGCGGACTTTCTACAACGCGAAGAGCTACGAGTGTTCAACGCCGACGATCAAAGGGGCTTCCCCCATTGAGAGAGCGTTTAACGAGGGTACCCGGGAGCGCTGGTGCTCCAAATGCCCTCACTGCGGCGAATATCACAATATCCGCTGGCAGGATATACGGTACGGGTACGACACGGTGGAGGTCGACCACAAGGAAACCTTCATTCTGAAGGAAGTTTACTATGTGTGCCCCGGCTGCGGCGCCATCTCCCACGAGACGGATATGAAACGCGCCCACGCAAAATGGATTGCGGAGAACCCGGAGGCGAAGAAAAACGGCGTTCGGTCATTTTGGCTGAATGCTTTTTGTTCGCCCTGGATCAGCTGGGACAGGATCGTGAGCGAGTTCCTCAGCTCCAGGAACGACCCGAACAAGCTGAAGGTGGTATACAACACGATCTTCGGCGAGCTGTGGGAGGAGCGCGGCGGGCTGGCTGATGAGGAAGACTATCTGGCCAAGCGCGAAGAGTACAAAGCGGACCTTCCCAACGGCGTGCTGGCGCTGACCTGCGGCATTGACGTGCAGGATGACCGTGTCGAGTACGAGGTGGTCGGATGGGGCCTCAGGAAGGAATCCTGGGGCATCCAGCGCGGGCAGTTCATGGGCCGCCCGGATGACCCGGATGTGTGGCAGAGGATCGATGATCTGGTCGCCCACGTTTTCCGGTACGAGAACGGGAAGGGCCTCAAGATCAGTATGACCTTCGTGGATGACGGCGGCCATTACACCTACAACACGCGCCTCCAGTGCCGGGCACGGGTTGGGATGCGGGTGTTCGACTGCAAGGGCTTCACCGGGGAGGGCCGGCCGCTGGTCACGGAACCGAAGCAGGTTCGCATCCTGGTGAACGGGCGGCACATTGGCCAGTGCTGGCAGTATCAGCTGGGCGTAGACGCGGGGAAACAGATGATCATGGACTCCCTGCAGATCCAGACGCCCGGGCCGCGGTACTGCCATTTTCCCAGCAATGAGGACCGTGGATACAACCACAAGTTCTTCATGGGCCTTTTGTCCGAGCGGCTGGTGTATAAGCCGCATGGAAAGTCCCGGTTTGTCTGGGAGATCATCCCCGGGCATGAGCGGAATGAACCGCTGGACTGCCGAAACTACGCGCAGGCAGCATTCTTCGCGCTGGCTCCGGATATGGACGCGCTGCACAGGAGAATGAACGGGATCCCGGACGAGCGGGATCTGCGGCCGAAGAAGAAACCGCAGAAGCAGGAAGTCAACCAGCTGGACCGGATCGAACAGCAGATGAACCGGATCATGGATGAATGGTGAGGTGAGAGAGATGAAACGCGAAACGATCATTGAGCGGTTGAATTACTGGAAGAACACGCTCAATAAGCTCATGGACGCCTACGTGGCGCTGGCTGAAGGCCAGGTCAAGAGCTACGAGATCGATGACCGAAGCCTCACCAGGCTGGAACTGGCGTCACTGAAAAAGGCCATCAACGACGCTGAGGCCAAGGTGGATCAGTACGAGGCAATGTTGGCCGGGAAAGGCCCGCGGAAAATCATGGCCATTGTGCTGCGGGACTGGTAAATAACGGGGTATCGCCGGCGCTTGTAGTTTCTTCACGCCGGCTTTATCTATTGGTCACCAACGCGGAGTTTTCGTCTCCTTTCGCCGCTGGTGGCCTTTCATTTTACAAAGATTGGAGGTGGTAAACGTGGGCGAAAAGACCAGACAATTGGTCACTGGCACAATCTTCAGACCGCTGGCCGCAGGATATTCCGAATCCGGCGCGAGCACGAAGAAACGGTCGCTGAAAGGGCTGACCGGGAAATCGTCCAGCCCGAACGAGGATATCAACTGGAACCAGTACACGCTGAGACAACGCGGCCGGCTGATGTATATGTCCTCCCCGGTAGCCAGGAGCGCGATTGAGATCCAGCGCACCAAGACGGTGGGCACCGGGCTGCAGCTGCACAGCACGATTGACCGGGATCTTCTGCAGATGACGCCGGAGGCGGCGAAAAAGTGGCAGAAACAGACGGAACGCGAGTGGCGCCTGTGGGCTGACAACCGGGAAAACTGCGACGCGATCGGCATGAATTCCTTCGCCGGGCTCCAGTTACTGGCGGTGACCAACTGGCTTCCGAACGGGGATGTCTTCGGCGTATTCCAGCGCGACTTCAAGACGTCGCCGATGAATCCGTACAGTCTCCGGGTCCACATGGTCGAGGCCGACCGGGTCTGCACACCGTACGACATGCGGCTGGTACCCGGCGGGATGCGCACGGATGGCGTGGCCAAGAACGGGAACCGGATCTATGACGGCGTGGAAGTGGATAAACGCGGTCGGGCCGTGGCCATTTACATCTGTTCGATCTATCCGAACCAGATGATCAAGGAAGCGAAGGACATCACCTGGCAGCGGGTGGAATTGCGCAGTCCCCGAACCGGCCTCCTGAATTATGTCCAGATCCTGGACAGCGAACGCCCGGACCAGTACCGCGGCGTGTCCTATCTCGCGTCTGTTGTGGAACCCATCGTCAACATCACCCGGTATACCCAGAGCGAGGTCATTGGGGCCATGATCCAGAGCTGGTTCACAGCATGGATCAAGACGGACACGAACAAAGCGGAATTCCCGCTGGATGAGGCGAGCTACGGGGATGACGATAACCCGGATGTGCCTCCGGACCGGAACATCTCTGAAAATTCCAATGAGTATGAGATGGGCCCCGGCAACGTGCTGCACCTGGGCGAGAACGAGGACGTCAAGTTCGGCAACCCGACCATCCCGACTCCAGGTTTCGACACATTCGTGAAGGTGCTGAGCAAGGAGATCGGTGCCGCGCTGAATATCCCCTACGACGTCCTGATGAAGGAATTCAACGCGAGCTACAGCGCGAGCAGAGCGGCCCTGATGGAGGCCTGGGAGGCCTTCCGGATGCGCCGGGCCATGCTGGTGGAGCGCTTCTGTCAGCCGGTCTATGAAACATGGCTGGCCGAGGCGGTAGCCCTGGGGCGTATCAGTGCCCCCGGCTTCTTCAACGATCCCATCATTCGGGCGGCATGGTGCAAGGCTGAATGGCTGGGGCCGGTACAGGGTCAGCTTGACCCGACGAAGGAAGTCAAGGCCGACATCCTGGCAGTTGCGCACGGGTTCAAGACCCATGAGCAGGTCACCCGGGAATACGGCGGCGGCGACTGGCAGGAGAACGTGGAGCGCCTGAAGGACGAAAACGCGGCGCTGGCGGCTGCCGGCACCGATGCGGCAGCGGACGCGACCAAATTCTATAACGAGCCGGATTTGGAGCCGGATCGTGGAGGTGATGCCAAATGAAAACTCTGAGCAATCAGGAAGTCAAGAAGATTCTCCGCGACTGCTATGACGTGAAAGTCTTCGGAAGAGCCGCGGAAATCACGATGTACGGTCCGATTGTCGAAAGCCGCCCATGGTGGGCGGAGGAAGACGAGCTTTTCATCGTTCTGAAAGAGTTCGTGGACGATTTGAACAATCTGAAGGATGTGACCGACCTGACGATCCGGATGAACAGCGTAGGCGGTGACGCCTATTCCAGTATCACGATCTACAACCGGCTGCGGGAACTGTCCAAAAAGGGCATGAACATCACCTGCGTCGTGGACGGCGTTGCCATGAGCGGCGGGAGCCTGATCATGTGTGCGGCGGATAAGGTAAAGGTGAATCCTTCCAGCATCGTGATGATTCATGACTGCTGGGAGTACGTGCTGACCGCGGCCAATTCGTCAGAACTTCGGAAGATGGCGGACGAGATGGATGTGATCAACAACAGTCAGGCGGAGATCTACGCGCGGAAAACTGGTAAATCGAAAGAGGATATTCGGGAATTGATGAACGCGACCACGTATATGACCGGACGTGAAGCGGTGGATGACGGCTTCGCGGACGAGCTGATCGAGGACGCGGATGAACCGGATATTGCCGTAAGTGCGGATCGGAAGACGCTGTTTGCCTGCGGGCACAAAATGCGGATTGTCGCCATGGGAGCTATTCCCGAAAACATCAAAGTGGTCGAATCCATTCCGGAAGACCTGCCCACACAGGATACGGACGGAAATGGTGGAGATAATACGCCTGAAGCATCAGGCAATAATGAAGGAGGTATTCCGATGACTTTGGAAGAGCTCAGACAGAGCGATCCCGAAGGGGCCGAAGCCTTGCTTGCCGAGGCTCGGGCAAGCATCAGTCATGAAGAAGCGGTAACTGATGCAATTGCCGCTGCTGTGGCCGATGCTGTTGCCGCTGATCGCCAGCGCTGTCAGGCAATTGACAAGCTTCGTGGCCAGGTTGATGATGCGACGCTTGAAGCAGCGAAGTATGGAGAAAATCCACTTTCCGCTCCGGACGTTGCTTATCAGGCAATGATGAAGATGTCTGAACAGGGCCGGTCTTTCCTAAATCAGCTGCATGCTGACTATCAGGAAAGCGGCGCTGATAGCTTCGGAGCTGCGCCTGCGACTGGAGAAGAAGAAAAGCCGATGACCGCTGAGGATCGCCGTGCCGCTGGCAAGGCCATGTCCCAGAAGCTGTCCGGCGGAAAGAAGGAGGAATAAGCCATGACCCGTGATCTGCATGAAAAGCTGGGTTCCGTGACTCCGGAGAATCTTTTTGCCGGGCTGGAACCGCATGCGCTGACCCATGCCGGCGTGATCCGGAAGCTGGGCACCGCCGGGACCCTCAAGCGGGGCACCCTGCTGGCCAAGTCTTCCGGCAGCGCCGGTGACGGCAAGCTGGTCATCTTCGGAACCAGCGCCGCCAGCAATGAGACCCTGACCGCCGATTGCGTTCTGGCGAACGACATCGACGTCGGGACCGCCAACGATGAAAATGCCCTGGTCTACATCGCCGGCAACTTCAATGAAGATGCCCTGATCCTGGCCAGCGGCGCTTCCCTGACCGAGGCTGACAGGACTGATCTGCGTACCCGCGGCATCATCCTGGGCAACTCTCAGGGCGAGAACGTACTGTAAGGAGGTAATCGACCATGCCGCTGAATGTCAATATTCTTGATACGTATTACATGGCCGGGCTCTGGGAAGGATTGAGCCCCGTGAATACCTTCTTCCGTGACCGGTATTTCCCCACCGATCCCGGCGACATCTATGCCGCCAACAAGGTGCTGGTGGAGTACCGTGACGGCGACAATGGACGCGCCCCGTTCATGGTGCTCGATGCCGACCCGATCAATGTGAAGCGGTCCGGCTATGAGATCCATGACTACGAGCCTGTCTGCATCAAGCAGGCCCGGAACCTGACCGCCGACCAGCTGAAGCAGCGCGGTTTCGGCGAAGCGATCCTGAGTCAGAGCACGGAAGAAGAACGTGCCGCCAAGCTGGTCCAGGAAGACCTGGCCCTGCTGGAGCGCCGCTTCACCCGCACCGAGGAATTGCTGTGCGCCAACACCATGATCAACAACGGCTTCCAGGTCAACGAGATGCTGGATGCCGATACCGTCGGCAATGTGGCGAGCGTGCAGTTCTATGATTCCAATATCGGGAATGACGGCGCCTATTCCATCGGCACCCAGTGGACCAGCAACACCGGCTGGACGGAGATCGTCGAGGATGTGCGGAATATGTGCCGCAGCCTGAGCCGTCGCGGCCTGCCCCACACCGACCTGATCATCGGTCAGGCGGTGGCTGATATCCTGCTGGCCAACAAGGATTTCCGCGATCTTGTGAACAAGATGAGCGGGATCATCATCGCCAGCCCCATCGTGCAGGAGCTGACGAAGTATGACGGCGTCAGCCTGCTGGGCGTCGTGAACTTCGGCGGGTACAACCTGAATGTCATCGTGGTGGATGAGCAGTACCAGGATAAGGTGTACGATTCCGGTTCCGGAACGTATGTGACCGCCTGGGTGAACTACTTCCCCGCCAAGGGCATGATGGTCACCGCCCCCGGCGCCGGCCACCTCATGTATGCGCACGTAGTCCATATGGACGAGGATGGCAACATCGAGACCATCACGGGCAAGCGTGTGCCTGATCTGTTCGTTGACCGGAAGCGGAAGATCCGCGAGATCATCCTTGAGTCCCGGCCCTTCGCCGCGCCCAAGAATTACAGCCCGTGGGTCTACGCGCAGAACGTGGTTGCCTGATGAAGGCATGAAAGGAGACGAACCATGTTAATTCGCGCAATCAGTATTTTGGGAGCCAAAAGCAAGGACGGGACCGGCCCGATTTACCCGGGCTGTGTCGCTGATGTGGACGATGAGGTTGGGAAACGCTACGTAGAGCTGGGCGTTGCTACGGAAATAGCTCCAGTTTCGCCCAGGTTTGCCCGTGAGGCGGCTCCAACCCCGAACCCGAGCGAGAACCCGACCGAAGCGGAAAACGCCCAGAAAGGCCAAAAAACGGCCAATCCTGATGAAGGCGTAAATCTGGAGGAAATGAGCTTCGACGAGCTGAAGGCGATGGCGAAGCAGATGGGCGTCTATGACGGGAGAATGAAGAGCAAGACGGCGGTCATCCGCGCCATTGCCTCCGCTCAGGACGCCCCTCCCCAGTTTGCCCCCATGGATGTGATTGAAGAATGAGTTTCAAAGACATGGTCGCCGCGGACAACGCGAAGGTTTTCATGAACCTGGACGAATTCGCGGAGACCCACAGCGTGATCTATGACGGGGAAACCTACGAAGACATCAGCTGTGTCATTACGCAGCTGAAAGAGCAGGACAGAACCGTCAGCACGCAGAAGGACCACGCGCAGGGCATCTATCTGGTGAGTTCCATCTTCCATTGCCCCCTGGAATCTCTGGGCGGGAATGTGCCGGAAAAAGGCACGAAGATCAAGATCTCCGATGATGATTTCTGGCGCAATTTTTATGTGGCACAGAGCGGGTGTGACCTGGGCATGATCCGACTGGAACTGGAGGCGCTGGACGAATAATGGCTGTACGTGTAGAGGAGATCGGAGAGAAGAAGCTGCAGCGCATCGTTTCCGTCCTTTCCGTATTCGGGAAGGGCGAGGAATTTTACCACGCTGTGGGCGCGGCCATGAAGAGAGCCACCGATTCCGCGAAGACGCAGGCCGGAAGGTATGCGGCGGAGCGGTACAAGATCAAAAAGGGCGAATTCATGAGCCACACCAAAATTGGCTATGAAGTTGGCCGTGGTGGGATCTCCATTTCCTTCGCCGGACGCGTTATCCCGCTGATCGAATTCGGCGGGACGAAAGGTGGCCCCCATGGCGATGTCACAGCCGGCCCGAAGGACGGCGGCGGCAGCATCCACATGGCATTCATCAACTTCGTCGGCGGGAAGTATGGCGTCTGGGAGCGCGTAGGCCGCAAGGCTTACCCCCTGGAAATGAAATACGGACCGTCGACAGGCCACATGATGCAGGACGAACAGGTGAGCGAGAAGCTGGTACAGCACATTGAAGATGTGTTTGATCAGCGGATCGAGCACGAGATCACGCGCATCCTGAGCGGATGGTAAGGAGGATGACCGATGAACAGGGTGTTTCTTCTGGAATCCCTGAAGGTGCGCATGGAGGCCGATACCAGGGAGCTGATCATGCCTACGAAGCCCCAGAAGGGCGACGAGGAAGTGATCGAAAGGCCTGCGGAGGTATGGAACGGACGGTTGCCGGATATGAAATCCACAACCAAAAAAGCGCCGTACATCATCAACGCCGTGCTGACTTCCCGCTTTCGCCAGCCTCCAGGTCGTGAACCGGAAAGCTTTGTGGCTGTCCGGTCAGTCTACTGTGTGTACAATTCGGATGAACACGAAGGGGCGCTGATGCTCCTGAATCTGATGGATCGGGTACGCATTTCCCTGCAGAAGAATCCCATTCTGGATGGGAAATACGAGCTGAACATGGAAGACGATGGAATCGCGGACTTCGTATATCCGGACGATACGGCCCCATTCTATTTGGGGGAGATGCTTACGGAGTGGAAGATGCCACCCGTAGAAAGAGAGGTACAGCAATGGCTGTTCTGAAGGACAAGAAGGGCGAAAAGGCCGAGGTCATCCAGGCCGAAGCCACAGAAAAGCCCGCTGAACCCGTGAAAAAGGAAGCTGAAAAGCCTTCCTTTTTTGTTTACCTGGGGCCTTCCATCCGTGGCCAGATCCAGTTTGGGGCTATTTTCAACGGCTCCCGCGAGGATGTGGAAAAGAAGCTCAGTCTGCAGATTGAGAAATTTCCCCGGATCCGGAGGCTTCTGGTCTCAGATCTTACGATTTCTGATGACCGCATCAACGTTACCAAGCCGGGCACCCGTTTGAACGCTGAATACAAGCGTTTCGTGTCCGAGCTTAAGTAAAGGAGGGTATAACAAATGCCTAACCATGCTGTAAATGTTCGTGAAGTCGCGACCAGCGTCAGCACTCCGGCTACGGTTGAAACCGGTATCCCGTTCATCGTGGGCCTGTCCCCGATCCAGAACGCCGAGAATCCCGCCGGTGTTGGTGTGCCGGTTCTGGTCAACAACTATGCCGAGTTTGTCTCCAAGCTGGGCTGGTCGGATGACTGGGCGACCTATAACCTGTGTGAGTTCGCCTATGCGCACTTCCAGATCTACGGCCAGAGCCCGGCTATTTTCCTGAACCTGCTTGACCCGTCCACCATGAAGTCCGCTGTGGCCGCCGCGGACAAGGATGTGACCGCCAAGAAGGTCGAGCTGACCGTGACCGCGATCGATGACAGTGGCCTGGTTGTCAAGGTCGCTGGCGGCACCGGCACCGCCTACGTGAAGGACACGGATTATTCCGTGTACTACAACGAGGATGGCAAGCTGGTGGTGGAACTGCTGCCCGACAGCACCCACTACTCCGAGACTTCCCTGAACATCGCCTACAATGTCGTGACCCCGGCTTCCGTGACCGCCTCTTCTGTGGCGACCGCGTTTGCCAAGGTGGATCTGTGCATGACGGTGCTTGGCATCATCCCGGATCTGCTGGTGAGCCCCGGGTTCTCCGAAAGCTCCACCGTCGCCGCCATCATGGCCACCAAGGCCGCCGGAATCAACGGCATGTTCAAGGCCAAGGCGCTGATCGACGTCAGCACCGCCGCGTCCGGCGGCGCGGATTCCTATGATGAGGTTGTCGCGCTGAAGAACAGCAACAACTTCAACGACAAGAACGAGATCGTCTGCTGGCCCATGGTCGGCCTGGGCGACCTGAAGTTCCACATGTCCAGCCACGCGGCGGGCGTCACTGCCACCACGGATGGCGAATATGGCGCGCCGTACGCCAGCCCCTCCAACAAGGGCCTGAAGTGCGACAAGCTGATCGTCATCGCCGGCACCGAGGTCATCATGAGCCTGGATCAGGCCAATTACCTGAACGCCAATGGCGTCGTGACCGGTCTGAACTTCATGGGCGGCTTCAAGCTCTGGGGTAACTACACGGCCTGCTATCCCGCCAATCAGGATGTGAAGGACTACTTCATCCCTGTAAACCGGATGTTCGATTGGGTTGGAAACACCCTGATCAAGAGCTTCTGGTATAAGCTCGATGAGCCCATGAACCGTCGGCTGATCGACTCCATCCTGGACAGCGCCAACATCTGGCTGAACGGCCTGGTTGGCTCCGGCTATCTGCTGGGCGGCCGGGTGGAAATGCTGGCCAGCGAGAATCCCGAAACCGACCTGATGGCCGGTATCGTGCGCCTGCACGTATACCTGACCCCGCCGTCTCCGGCGCAGGAGATTGACTTCACCCTTGAGTATGACGCCAGCTATGTGGCCGAAGCTCTGGGTTGATAAGGAGGAACGACCATGACTCATGATGAACTGATTGTCAATTTTGAGGTCTATGAGGATGGTTCCAATCTGTTGGGGATCGCGCAGTGTACCCTGCCGAACATCCAGTTCATGACCCAGAATATCCAGGGCGCCGGCATCGGTGGCACCATTGACGCGGTCGCCCAGGGCATGGTAAACGCCATGAGCTTTACCATGAACTTCCGCAGCGCTACCGGGGACGCCGTGAAAGTATTCACTCCCGGAGCCCATCAGCTCACGCTGATGGCCTGTGAGCAGGGCTGGGACGCCAGCCGGGTGACGAAGGTCATGAAGAGTGACAAATTCGTCATTACGGCTGACCCGAAGAATTTCAACTTCGGGAACCTGGCGCCGGCCTCTGTCCCGGACGCGTCCAACGAGTACAGCGTGAAATACTACGCCGGATACCGTGATGGGAAGCAGCTCTTTGAGATCGATCCCATCAACATGAAGTGCGTCGTCGGTGGCGTCGACTACATGGCGGATGTCCGGAAGGCCGTCGGAAAATAATCAACCAAACGATGAACCGTGAGGGGATGGAATACTCCTCTCACGGTTATTTTTCTATCAGCGAAAGGAGACGAAAACCATGGAAAAGACCAATACCGCCAACGCTCTGATCGATGAGAAGGAGCTGGCCATCGCCGAGGAAGAGGCGAAGAGAAGTAAGGACACTTACGTCCATAAGTTCGCCAGACCGTTCGAATACAACGGGAAGAAATACGAACAATTCGATTTTGACTTCGGCTCTCTGACCGGCGGGGATTCGCTGGCCGTGGAAGACGAAATGCAGAGAGAGGGAAAGGGTGTGGCCATCGTGGCCGCATTCAATTCCGACTATCTGATCCGGATCGCCGCGAGGGCCTGTCTGCAGCCCATCAGCTATGACGCCTTCAAGTACATGTCCTTGTTCGATTACAACAAGATCAAGGATCGTGCCAGGAGTTTTTTACTGCAATCGGAGCAGTAGGCGGTGATGGCGGGGGCTGGCTGCGGGAGATCGCTATCATCATGGCGCGGAACAACTGCACCGGTATCGATTTCTGGCTCAGCCAGCCCTTGCCGAGCTTAATGCTCTGGGTAAAGGCAAATAACCGGGTCAGCCAAAAGAGTGAATAACAGCAGAAGGAGGTGTCACAGTGGCAAGTTCCAAAGAGTACCAGATGCTATTCCAACTCAGCGCATCATTGAACGGCAATTTTCCCTCCACCTTCACGGCGGGGCAGAAAGCCGTATCCCAGCTGCAGAACCAGATTAATGCGCTGAACAAGACGCAGGCTGACATCTCCGCATACCAGAAACAGCAGGTCGCCCTGGAGAGGAGCAAGGATAAGCTCGAACTGTATGAGCGACAGCTGGAACGGCTGAAAAACGCGGACGCGGAAACAGCCGCCGAAGAAGCCCGCCTTGCCAATGAGATCGACGCGAAACAGCAGCAGATCGAGCGGGCGCAGGAAGCAGTAGACAAGAACAACGCCAAACTGTCCGAAATGGGCAATGCATTGCGGGAAGCTGGCGTTGATACGAATAACCTGTCCGGAGAGACAGAACGGCTGAAAAACGAAGCTACCCAGGCTGCGGAGGCACAGAAGAAAGAAGCTGAGGCGGCAGAGGAAGCCGGAACCAGCATCAAGGAAGCCATGGAAGGCGCTGCCGCGGCCATTGAGGCCATCGGCATCGCGAAGCTATTCCAGGGATTGCAGTCCGCATTGTCCGAATGTACGGACGCCTCCGCGAAGTTTGAGACCGCTATGGCGGGTGTGCAACGCACGGTCGGCGGCGATCAGGAATTCATCTCCGATCTGGCAGAAAAGTTCAAACAGCTGTCCACAGAGATCCCCATTACCGCCGGAGAGCTTGCGAACATCGCAACCACCGCCGGACAGCTGGGCATTGCGCAGGAAAAGATCGAGCAGTTCACCGAGGTTATGGCCAAGCTGGGTACCGCCACAGACCTGACCGCGGATGACGCCGCGACGATGCTGGCGCAGTTCGCCAACATTACCGGCACGGACGAGTATGACAGGCTCGGTTCCGCTGTGGCCGCCCTGGGAGATTCCTCGGCGACCACCGCGAGCAAGGTTGTCGAAATGAGCCAGGGCATCGCCGCGGCTGGTACGAATGCCGGACTGAGCGAAACGGATATCCTGGCCATTGCTACGGCAGTTGGTTCCCTGGGTATCGAGGCGGCGTCCGGTTCCACCTCCATGAGCACCCTGATTTCCGAACTGTACAAAGCGACGGAGACCGGGGACAAGCTGACGGAGTTCGCGTCTGTCGCCGGCATGAGCGCGTCCGAATTCAAGGCCGCGTGGGGAACAGACGCGGTCGGCGCTATGAACGCCTTCATCCAGGGCTTGAATGACACGGAGCGCAATGGCAAGAGCGCCATTGTCATTCTGAATGACCTGGGTATCACCAACGTGCGGCAGACGAAGGCGATCCTGGGCCTTGCGTCCTCCGGAGATCTGTTGGCCAAATCCATTGACCTGGCCAACAGCGCGTGGGAAGACAATACGGCATTGGCAGAAAAAGCCAGCATCATGTATGGAACGACCGAGTCCAAAATGACCATGATGCAGAACGCGGCCAACAATGTCAAAGTTGCCATTGGCGACGCGCTAAACCCGGCTATGGGGACGCTCTATGACGCCGCCACATCTGTTTTACAGCCGCTATCCGAATTCATTGAGCAGAACCCGGCGCTGGTGCAGGGCGTGACCGCCTTTGCCGGTGTGCTGGGCGTAGCCGCCGGGGCGGTAGCCGCCATCACGGCGGCCACCAAGCTATGGGCAGCCGCCAATGCGGCGCTGAGCATCAGCATGCCGGCCATCGGGGCGATTGTGGGAATCGCCGCGGCCATCGGTGTCGGCGTGACAGCCATCTCCGCGATCAGCTCCGCATCCAATGAGGCGAGCCTATCCCTGGAAGAATTGGGGAAGAAAGCGGAAGAAGCCACCGGCGAGATGCAGAAAGCCTATGTCGCCCAGATGCGTCTGGCCTACCTGAATAATATCGGCGACAGCACCCGGAGCTACGCGGAAAACGCGAAGATCTTCGAAGAAGCCACGGCGACCTACAAAAAGGCCGAGGCAGAAATGGGAGACATGGGCGGCTCCACGGCTGATTTCAAAACACAGCTGCAGGGGATCGTTGATACTGTTGGACAACTGCAAAACGCAACCGACGAGCAGGGGAACCTGCTGTATGACTGGGACAGCGAAGAGATCCAAGCATACCGGAAGGAGTTCGAACTGCTGGTTGCCGCCGCGACAGGATACGATATCGATGCTTACAGCTTCGCCGCCATGGGGCAGGCGATCAGCCTGCTGGGCAATGACACGGAAATTGCCACCAAAGCCATGGCGGGCCTTGGGGAAGCTATCGAAGCTGGGAAAAACGACGCGCAAGACGCCGAGAGCAAGATGCAGTCCTTTATCGATAACACGATATTGGCCATCGAAGCCGGCGCCATCGACGCGGCCCAGGCCGAGCAGGAAATGCGTAAGGCCCTGCAGGGCACCGGATATGATGCATCCATCGTGGATGACATCATGAAGAAGGTCAATGCGGCAGTCGAGGAGCACGCTGAAGCATCGAAGGAAGCCGCTGAGGCGACGGAAGCCCTGGCAGAGGCACAGGAAATGCTGAACAGTACCAGCGAGGACAATGTCCGGAACATGGATGATGTCATCTCCGACATTGACAAGCTGGTGAAATCATACCAGGACGCCTACAAAGCCGCAAAGGAATCCATGGAAGGTCAGTTTGACCTGTTCGGAGAGGCAAAAACCGTCACCGGGAAGTATTACGGCGCACGGAAGTACGCGAAGAACCTGGGCGACCAGAACAAATACATCGAGCAGTACACCCAGAATTACGAGAAAGCACTGGCCGCCCTGCAGGCCGCTGAGGCCAAGCTGGTCGAAGGCGGCAATGAAGGCGCCGCCGGAGCGAGCAAATCCATCATCTCCCAGCTGGCAGACGGGAGCGCGGAATCTGCCCAGATCCTTGCGGACCTGGCCACCGGATCAGCGTCGAGCATCGAAAGCCTGGTGGAACAATATTCCACCTTGCAGCAGACGAAGGACACCTACGCGAAGACCGTCGCGGAGATCGAAACGGACTTCACGGAGGGAATGGACACCCTGCAGAGCGAGCTTGACGCGGCGGTACAGAACCTTGAATTCAGCGACCAGGCCGCCACGGCCGCGGGCATCTCCATGCGCGCTTATGTGGATACGCTGGCGCAGTACATTGAACCGGCGAAGACGAAGGCCCAGGCGATTGCGGACGCAATCAAACAAAGTCTGGCCATCAAGTTTGATGGGAGCACCTTCCATTACCCGCCGTTCTTCGCATCCGGCACGGATAACGCGCCGCCCGGCTTCGCTGTGGTCGGTGAGAACGGGCCTGAGCTGGTCTTCCTGCGCGGCGGCGAACACATCATGAACGCCGGAGAGACGAAAGCCCTGGCTGAAAGCGCCGCGGTGAATCCTGTGACTGCTGTGGCCAATTCGTCCGGCGATGGCGGCGGGAAGGTTATCCATGTGGATTTCAACCCGCAGTATACCATCAACGGAAGCGCGAACGCGGAGGAAATCCGGAGCGTACTGGAAGAGCAGACGCTGAACATGAAGGAGCAGATCCGGGAAGTGCTGGAAGAGATCCAGGAGGATGATGACAGGAGGGATTATGCGTGAGTAACGTGAGTAGCACGGGCAATGTGACCACGTATACCACCGTCAGCGGGGATATGTGGGACACGATTTCCTACGCCCTGACCGGATCCCACGCGCACACCGAAGCCATCATGAAAGCAAACCCGCAGTACGCCGACGTGTATATCTTCAGCGGCGGGGTGGTGCTGACGATCCCCGACCTGGACAGCATCGTGAGCTACGACGATATGCCGCCGTGGAAGGAGTGAGGATATGGGCTCCTACAGCGGCAGCTGCGGAAGCTGCGGACAGAACCTGTACAGTGGCGTGTATCCTGTCGGGATCACACTGCCGAAGAACGAATACCCGGTCAAGATCGAGTTCATGACCGGGAAGGGCGCCGCCTACTGGGTGAATCACGATTACAATGTGGCGCACACCGGAACCATTTACATCTGCGACGCCTCCGGAGGGAACGCAATTAAGCTCGATTCCTTCACTCTGGAGGGCCAGAAGAGCAAGGGAACCACCAGCCGGGTGAACACCCCGCCCTACTCCTTCCAGGGCGGGGAAACGCTCGCTGGGGCCTCTATCGCCATCAAAATTGAGGCGGATGGGAGATGGGCGCTGCGCAACTGGTGCCAGATCAAGGTAACCACAGAGAAGAAGGACAAGGACGAAGCGCCCACCAACAAGGACGTCTATCAGGAACTTCTGCCCACCGTGACCAAAATGGCCAGCGTGGAGGGAAGCGCCCGGCGGGCCGCCTGGAGGATCAAGGTCAAGGGCGTGGACATCACGAATGAGATCAAAAAAGACCTGATCTCCCTGGAAGTGACCGACAACGAGGAAGACCAGGCTGATGATCTGCAGATCAAACTGGCGGACCGGGATGGGGTATGGCTACAGAAGTGGCTGAATGACACCATCCAGGCCGGGAGCCGGACGATGGGGCTCAAGTTTGTGGTGTGGATCGGTGTCAGCACGGAAGACGGAAAGATCAGCCAGCAGAAGGTTGGAACCTTCCTGCTGGACAGCGTGAAGCACAAAGGGCCGCCGGCGGTGACCACCATCAAATGCATCTCGCTGGACTATTCCGGCGGCATCCGGACGGAGAAGCGCGACAAGGCGTGGGAAAACTACACCATGAGCGGAATCGCCCGGGAGATCGCCGGGAAAGCTGGCCTCGAGCTGAAATACCTGAGCGCAAGCGACCTGACCTATGACCGGAAGCAGCAGGACCAGGAAACGGACATTGCCTTCCTGAAACGGCTGTGCACCGACCTGGCGCTGAGCCTCAAGATCACGGATAAGAAACTGGTCATTTTCGACAAAAAGACCTACGAAAACAAGAAGGTCGTGAAGACCATCAAGTTCGGGGATCAAAGCTACATCGGCTGGGATCTGAGCACGACCACCGGGGAAATCGCCTATGATATCTGCACGGTGAAGTATACGGACCCGAAGACCGGGAAGTGTATCGAGGGCAGTTACAAGAGCGACAAATGGCAGGAAAACGAGCCGAAAGACAAACAGGAAGCGCGGCATCAGGAACTGGTCATCACCAATGAAAAGGTGAAGAACAAGGACGAGGCTGTGGCCCTGGCTGAAAAGCGGCTGAAGATGAACAACCTGTTCGAGAAAACGGCGAAGTTCACCATCATGGGGAACCCGGCTATGATGGCGGGCCTGACGGTGAATCTGAAAAAGTTCGGATACTGGGATGGAAAGTACATGACCAGCCAGGTCAAACATTCCATCAGCCGGAGCGGGTATACCACGCAGCTGAACCTGCGAAAAATCTGAGAGGGGGAACGGCAATGATCACAGCGGAAACCATGCTGAGAATCGGGATCGTTTCCTCCGTGGACGCGGATAAGCTGAAAGCCCGGGTGTACTTCCCGGACGCGGGGAATATGGTCAGCGACTGGTTGTACCTGATCCAGCAGCCGCGGAAGACCAAAAACGATGGGAGCCACAATCACACCGATTCCTGGGGCGGGACAACCAGCAGCACAAAACACATCCATGAGTTGGAACCATGGATACCTGAGATCAACGACCGGGTGCTGGTGCTGTACCCATGTGGAATCGACAAGGACGGCTTCATTCAGGGGGTGATTCCATGAGCAAGAAGGCGCGGGTGGTCGGTTCCCTGGGGGATATCGTGTTCAAGGTATCCCCGAAGGCCATCCAGACGATCAACAACCTGGAGAAAAGCGTCGGCGCGGATTATGCCACCCACAAGATCCATAACGGGTACGCCAAGCTGGAATACACCGGGAAAAAGGTGACGAAGGGATCCTTTGACATCCTGCTGAGCGCGTTCCTGGGGGTGAACCCGAGAAAGATGCAGGCCCAGCTGGAGCGGAACATCCGGAACGGGAAGGTGGTCAGCTTCATGATGGGTGAAAAAAAGATCGGGAAGCAGTGGGTCATCTCCGACGTGAAGGAAAAATACACCTTCTTTGACGGCAACGGGGATGTGCTGGCCATCGAATGCATGGTAACCATCCAGGGTTACCATTGACGGGGGTGAGGATATGACATACGTAATCCCGCTGGATGAGGATATGGAGCTGACCCTTGACCCCGTGGACGCGCAGAGCGCCACCGTGCAGGATCTGTACATCCTGCTGAACACCGGACTGAACGAGTGCCCGCTATACCGGGAATTCGGGATCAAAAAGGACTACCTGCACATGCCGGTGAACGTGGCCAGAACGATGCTGACCAGCACGATCTCCGAAGCGCTGGATCAGTTCATGCCGGAACTGGACATCGACAATATTTCCTTCGGCATGGACGGGGAACACCCGGACAAACTGAAGGTCATAATCGAGGTGAGCGACGATGAGTGATAGGAATCCGGATTACCGGTTTATTTCCGCTGACACCACGGAAATCCTGGAAGACCTGACCAATGAGTACGAAACCATCACGGGGAAGACCGTGCGGCCGGCCAGCGCGGAAAAGCTGTTCCTGGCCTGGGTGGCCAGCGCCATCGCCAACCTGCGGAACCAGATCAACTATGTGGGGAACCAGAACATCCCCAGCCGGGCGACCGGGGCGAACCTGGACGCGCTGGGCGAGACGATCTATAACACGCCGCGGCCCCAGGCGAAACAGGCAACCACCCGCATCCGGTTCTACATCAGCGCGGTGCAGTCTTCGGTGGTGCTGATCCCGGCGGGCACCCGGGTGACCACCAGCGACGGGGAGCCCGTGTTCACGACGGACGAGGATGTGTATGTGGCCGTGGGCGACACGTACGTGGAGGTCAACGCCACCTGCCTGACGGCGGGCGCCGCCGGCAACGGGTATGTGGCCGGGCAGATCAATACCTGCGTGGATCTGTATACGTACTATGACCACTGCGCCAATGTGACCACATCGGACGGCGGCGCGGATGTGGCAGACGATGACGAATACTACGCGCTGCTGGTCGCCAGCCAGAACGCCTTCACCACGGCGGGCGCCATCGGGAGCTACATTTACCACGCGCAGGAAGTGTCCACTGAGATCCAGGACATCGTGGTCAATTCGCCCTCCGCCGGGGTGGTGAAGATCTACGCCGTGGTCGGGAACGCCCCGGCTTCCTCCGGCATGAAGGCGCTGATCCTGGCGGCCTGCAACGCGGAGAACGTGCGGCCCCTGACGGACAATGTGCAGGTGGCCGACCCGGACACGGTGACCTACAACATCAACGTGACCTATTACCAGAGCACGGAGAGCAAAAAGAGCGCCACCGAGCTGGCTAATGACATCAACGCGGCCATCGACAACTATTGCGACTGGCAAAGCGCGAAGATGGGCCGCGACATCAACCCCAGCAAACTGACGCAGATGCTGATTGACGCCGGGGCGAAGCGGGTGGTCATCACCAGCCCGACCTATACCCACCTGGACGATGGACGCGGGACGCCGGTCACCACGCCGGAGCTGGCGGTGAAGGGCACCGTAACCGTGACGAACGGGGGGTATGAGGATGAGTGACCGCGTAACGTATGACGCCGCCATGCGCACCCTGCCCGGGGTGCTGAAAAAGAGCGAAAGCACGCTGTCTCTGGGTCAGACCACAGCCAAGGCCCTGCAGGGCGCGGAGGGGAACACCATCCTTGCCTCCATCTATGCCCGGATCGATGAATTGCCGGAGGAATTGTTGGACATTTTGGCGGTTGACTTCGGGGTGGACTGGTACGATTACGACTATGACCTGGCCACCAAGCGGAGGGTCATCCAGGAATCGTTCTACGTGCACCAGCACCTGGGCACGGTGGGCGCCGTGAAGCGTGCGCTGAGCGCCGTATGGCCCAATACGGACGTGGAGGAATGGTTCGATTACGGTGGCGACCCGTATTATTTCCGGGTGCTGCTGAACGCCGGGGACAGCACGCAGCCCATCCCGGTGGACGAGATCATTGACACGATCCGGACATACCAGTCGGTGCGCAGCCATCTGGAAGACGCGATCCCGGTGATCCGGATCACCTTCAATATTGTCATCGGGACGGACATGTTTACACATGTCTACCATGTGCCGGTGTGCGGCACGAATCCGCGAGTGGCCAATCACGGCGCAAAGCAGGACAGCGGTCTGACCGTTGGAGTGGACTGCGTGACTGCGGAGTACCATGTGCGGCCGTGTGGAACAAGCCTGAATGCCCTGATGTAAAGGAGGTGAAAGGAACATGCTTCAGCCCGTGGCATTGACCGACATGCGGACCTATATCAAAGGCAGGATCGGAGGAGCGCAGTACAAGGTCGGAAGTACCTGGTACGATTGCACGATTGTGGAATCCATCATCACGGATGACGGCTTCGTGAGAATCAAATGCCAGATTTCTCCCGAAGCGGCCTGCACCATCACCGGTGCAAGACTGCTGAACACGGACAGCCAGGTCTGGGCGACCAAGGATGTGAGTGTGATCATTGAGACCGTGCTGGAACATCTGCTTGCCTGGTTCGATTTTGTGGTGAATGAAAGTGAGGTGAGTTAAACATGGCCTATGTGAACCCGTATACCAAGACAACGTGGGTGGATGAAGTAGACGAGTACGAAGACCGATTCAGAGAATCGGCGAACGGCGACGGCACCATCACCCATACCAAGGAACGCGGGGAAGTGTACGTGCAGGGGACGCCCCAGGACGCGCAGCATTTCAACAACATGGAGAACGGCATCTATGCCGCCCATGAGGAGCTGGTGAGCCAGGACGCGAGGATCACGAACCTGGAGAGCTACGCGAACCCGGAGACCGGCGTCGTGACCCTGACGAACACGGAAGAATTCCCGTTCAATAATTCCGCTGTGTCTGTGCCGCTGACCAATGAGCGGGACAACATGAACTACATCGTGGAAGTGATCAAGGTGGAGCCCACCGGGAACCCGGGCGAAATCGAGGTCAGCGACCGGCAGGTGAACGGCTTCAAGCTTGCCTTCACCGGGAGCGCTTCCAGCGTCAAGGTGACCTATGCTGTGATTGGAGGGTATGACCAATGAGCTACAAACAGGTAACCCGGGGCGGGCCCGGGAAGGATGAGAACTATCGGGAATTCATCCTGAGCTCCGCGGACGATGTGAGCGACCTGCCGAACAGCCAGAGCGGCACGGAGGAAAAGACCACGGCCGGGAGCGTCGCCTATATCCACGACATGAGCAAAACATACATGCTCGGGGTGGACGATGAGTGGCGGGAGGTGTAAGGCATGGATATGCTTACGCTGGCCATGGCCAAGAAAGCCGCCGGCGGGGACGCCGCGGCGGCGCTGGAAGAGGCAAAGCAATATTCTGACGGAAACCTGGCCACGGCGAAACAGTATACCGATGACGCCATTCCGGTCTGCGAGGAAGGAACGGTGACGCTGACCAACACGGAAGTGTACCCGTTCAACAATTCCATGCAGAGTGTGGCGCTGGTGACGGAACAGGCGGACACGAGCTATGCCGTGGTCGCTGATGTAGTCAGCAGCACGGGAGACGCCGGGGAGATCGTGGTCTCCGACAAACAGGTGAACGGATTCAAACTCGGATACACCGGCGGGGCAACAACCGCCGTTGTGCACTACTTTATCATGGGAGGGATTATCAAATGATTATCGTGGAAAAGAACGAAGGCCCGAAGATTGATTACGAGATCCAGAACACAAGCACCAAAAAGAAGATCACCTTTGACGATGACCTGACCATCAACCTGGTCAAACGTGAAGAGGATTGGCCCGTGCACATTGACGTGTGCTATGACGCCGACGGTGACCTGGTGCTGGGCACCGCGGCCGGCCGGCGGTATGTGGCCGAGATCGACATCCCCGCCCGGCGGTATGAGGAAATCCCGAACCCGGATCCTGATCCGGAAGATCCGGAAAGCGCGACCATCCGGCAGGCGCTTCCGCTGGATCTGGATCTGGTAACCCTCAGCCTGTGGGCACTCGATGAATAAGGAGGTACCGCCATGCCTGCTAATTATGATCTGGCCGGGCTGGCCCTGCCGCCCAAGAATGTCATCCTGTACGATGACAAAAACATGCCGTCGATCATGTACCGAATCCCGAAGCTGACCTATCAGCAGCTGGGCCTCGGGTCTGATGCGGTGACCTTCCCCGCGTTCATCGTGAACGGGTCGGAAGTGGAGGAGATCTACATCAGCAAGTATCTGAACATCGTGAAGAACGGCCGCGCCTATTCCCTGCCGAACAAAGACCCGGCGAACTACCTTGACCTTGATGCTGCAATCTCCTATTGTGCCGCCAAGGGCGCCGGCTGGCACCTGATGACCGCGCTGGAATGGGGCGCCCTGATCCTGTGGTGTGAGCAGAACGGGTATATCCCGATCGGCAACAACAGCTACGGCAAACACAGCTCCGAAAGCGGATACTATGCTTCCCCCAGCGCCGGACACAGCACTTCCACCTATGCCACCCGGACGATGACCGGCACGGGCCCGGCGACCTGGTACCACAACAAAGACCTGTCCGGCATCGCCGACCTGATGGGCAATGTGTGGGAGTGGACCGGTGGCATCCGTCTTGTCTACGGCGAACTGCAGGTACTCACCAACAACAACGCCGCGGACAAGAGCAAGAGCCAGGCTGCCGATTCCGCCGAGTGGAAGGCGATCAACGCGAGCACCGGCGAATTCATGACCCCGAACGGATCCGGTACGACCTCCGGTTCCCTGAAGCTGGATTACCAGAACAGCAAGCTGACCTGGCACACCAGCATCACGGCGTCCAGCGGCGGCAATCCTGACACGTACTTCACCAGCAACTTCCCGGATATAGCGGTCAGCTCCGCGGTTGGTTCCGGCGGTATTCAAATGCTCCAGGCGCTGGGCCTGTACAAGAAGAGCAGCAGCCTGATCACCGGATCTATCTGCTATAGTCGGCCGTTCCAGGCCGAGCGGTGCGTCCTCCGCGGTGGCGGCTATGGCGACTCCGCGTACGGCTTTGGCTCCTTCTTCGCCAGTGATCCGCGTTCGGGCCAGAGCCCGAGCATTGGCTTCCGCTCCGCTTTCGTAAAGCTGCCAGCTGCCTAACTGGGTACTGATGGCGCCGCGATAGCGGCGCCTCCCTTTCCGCGCGAAGCGCGGAAAATTTTTTGAGATTTTTGTCCCCATATTCGGGACAATGTCCTTTTTTCCTGACAATTCCGTTTTTCTCTGGTATGATGCTCTCCGATTCCACGAAGGGGAGGGGTTCGGATGGCGACGGATGAGTTTCACGTTCTGCAGAAGGTGCAGGATCTGATGCTTTATTCCTACCCCATCCTTAACCAATTCCCAAAAGCGGAGAAATTCAGCTTCGCGCAGGATATCCGGCACTGTCTGAATGAACTTCTGGAACTGACGATCACGGAAGAAAAGAAGTACACGAAGAAAACGACCATCGAGAACATGGATATCTGCAACGCGAAGCTGAAGATCTACATCCGCGTCGCCTATGAACTGCGCTACATCGACAAACATCGCATGGGTGTATGGGAGGCGAAATGCGTGGAGATCGGAAAGATGATCGGCGGTTTGCTGAAATCCGTCAACGGCAAACCGAAGACATAGGGAGCAGATCGTGTTCTTGCGGATCGAGGGCTGGGTGCGTCAACCGCGGTGGCAACTATGACAACTCCGCGAACGGCTTTGGCTCCTTCAACGCCAATAATCCGCGTTCGAACCAGAACCCGAACATTGGCTTCCGCTCCGCGTTACCTGCGTGATGGTCATGATGCTGGAAGCTCACGGGCTTTCTTCCCGCGCCAGCAGGTAAAGGGATCTGAATCCTCGGTCAGCGACAGGCCAGAGATGCCGCTGGAAGAAAAATGGAAAGGCTGTACACCGCTCACGCTGTGGAACAGCCGGTCAGGGGGAGGCTGAATGGAACGGCACCGGCATGTGTTCGACAGGTTCATCCAGTATGAAACACAGTATGACGGATACCTGCTTGCCCGCCGTGATAAGCGGTACAAGCCGGAGGTACTGAGCTATTCAGCCAACCTTGAAGAAAACATCATCGACCAGACCAACCAGCTAGTCTGGCACGAATACCGCATCAGCGGCGTGCACGAATTCTACGAGTATTTCCCGAAGAAGCGGATCATCACCGCGTGGCCATTCAAAAACCGGGTGGTCAACTGCGCGGCGTACAAAGTGCTGTGGCCCATCTATGTGAACAGCATGTATGAGCACAGCTATGGATCCATCCCGGGGCGCGGGACGCTGATGGCGTGCGATGTTCTCCAGAAATGGATGCACAGAAGCCGATGGACAGGAAAGAACCAGTGGCTTGCCAAAGCCGATGTGGCGAAATTCTTCTTCCGGATACCGCATGAGGTACAGCTTCGGGAGCTGGGCAAGGCGCTGGACGATCCGGATATGATGTGGTTCCTGGAAACCTGCATCAATGGAGACGGGAGGCCGACGGGGTTACCGCTGGACTGCGGCGATCCATCGGAGGCTGAACGGATTTTCGGGATCGGGATGCCTGTTGGAAGCCTGATCAGCCAGATGACGGCCAACGTGGTAATGACACCCCTGGACCATTACATGAAGCGTGTGGTCCGGGTGCCGGAATATATCCGGTACATGGATGACATGATCATGAAGGGCGAGTCGAAACAGCAGATGTGGGACTGTCTGGGGCTGATGGATGAATTCCTGCAGAGCAACATGGGATTGCAGCTGAACAACAAGACGGCCGTGATGAAGTACGACGAGGGCGTCGAATTCGTGGGCCGGATTGTGAGGCCTGACCGGATCGACCTGCGGAAAAGCACCTCCCTGCAGATGAAGCGGCACCTTGATTTCGTCAAAGAAGCCTACGCCAAAGGAGAAATACCGCTGGAATATGCGCAAAGCGTGATCCAAAGCTACCTGGGTCTGCTGAAGCACACATCCAGCGCCGCTTTACGGGAAAAGATATGCCAGGACTTTGTTCTGGTAAGGAGTTCTGCACCGGAAGAATAACCGGTGCTTTTTTCGTACCATCAAAAAAACAGAATAAGGGGTGATGAGCATGCCGAACGTCGATCTGAACGGGCAGAGTGTTTTGATTACTCTGGCCGTTATTCTGATCGTACTGGAAGCCATCAGCGCCATCAGCAAGGGAATTGACGCATGGAAAAAGCTGACCGGAAAGGATTCCAGAACGGCAGAGGCCCAGAAGATCAATGACCGCCTAGATGCGCTGGAAGACTGGCAGGGCAAAACCGAAGCCAGGCTTGAACAGGGCAATAAGCGTTTCGATGAGGGATCGAAAGATACCACCGAAATTCTGATTGCCCTGCGAAGTATTATCAAACATCTCCAGAGCGGAAATGACCACGACAAGCTCCAGGAAACAGATGACAAGCTATACAACTATCTGGTGACAAAGCGTGGAGTCAATCCCGAAACGCTGAAGTAAAGGTGATGGCCATGAACGGGATGGATCCACGGAAACAGTTTTCCAAATGGCTTGCGCGGTTCTGCGTGATCGTCTGGGCTGTGTTCCTGGCTATGGCCATGGTGCTGATGTTCTTCCAGCCGGAAACGGCGATGGCCTGCGTATGGCTGGTCGGCATCGTCACGGTGAACAAGGAAATCGACGTTCTGGCCTACACCGGGAACAGCAAGGCCGAAAAGGTTCTGCTGGCTGGAATTGAGCGGACAAAGATCGAGCTCGGTCTGAAGGGGATCGCCCAGAGTATCAGCAGCGCCGGCAAGAAAGAAAAAGACGATAAGGAGGAAACGACCGATGAAGAAGTAATGGAAGGAGAGAGCAACGGATGAGTACGACAAAGGCAAAATTCATTTATCGGTGCATGGACATCGTGAACGCGAAGCCGGAGTACGAGCTCGGATGCAGCAGCAAGAAAAAGTGCGACTGCATCGGCATGATCAAGTACAGCCTGCGGGAGAACGGCGTGACCCTTACAACCACCGGAACCAACTGGACCTTCCGGAACCAGATCAGGAGCCAGCGGAAGATCTCCAGCGTCGGCGACCTGCAGGTCGGCAACGTGGTATTCAAGAGCCGGGCCCCGGGTGATTCCGGGTACGCCCTGCCCAGTAAATACCAGAAGGGCGGGTCCGCGTACAACGGGGATCTGAACGATTACTGCCACATCGGCGTGGTCAAGAGCCTGTCGCCGCTGAGGATTATCCACATGACCGGGCCCACGGCCAAGACCGACACGGCCATTGGTAAATGGAAATGGGCCGCGGACATGAAAAAAGAGTACATCAGCGACGCGGAGCCCGAACCGACTCCTACACCCACTCCGGATCCTGATCCAGAACCGGCGCCCTACACCGACGTGGCGACGGTGTACGCGGAGAAGGGAAAATGGGTAAAAATGCGGAAACAGCCCTCCGCGAAGTGCAGCGTTTATGATGATGTGCCTGTTGGCGCAACCGTGACCGTGGTTTCCCACGGGTATGAATGGACAAGAATCAATTATGGGCGCCGGAAGGGATGGTACATGATGACCAAATTCCTTCAGACGTCCGGAGAAACAGCAGTTGGATAAGGAGGAATAGACCATGTTCTCAGCTGAATGGTGGAATGCCGCGCTGGTACGCGCGGTCAGGACGTTCGCAGAATCCGCTGTGGCCTACATCGGCACCGGGGCGGTTGTCCTCGGAGATGTGAACTGGCTTGCCGCGCTGAGTGCCGGCGCCTTCGGTTTCGTCATGTCGATTCTGCTGGCGTTGACCGGTCTGCCGGAAGTGAAGCTGCAGCAGGAAAAGAATTTGGAAAAGTAAAAATCACGATACAGAGAAGCCCTCCCAAAAGCGGGAGGGCTTTTTTTGATGTGCAAATGTTTCTGACGGGCGTACATGGCTACAGGAGAGGCAGAATTGGCCCGGATTCGCGCCGCAGGATTTCGGGCGGGTTCTCCATGGGTCAGCGGAAAAACGCGCCAGAGTGGCCTTTTTGATCGAAATAGAGGCATGTCCTCTTTCGGGGCCCCGGAGAGGCACATCACAGGAAAACCCCAAAAAGCGCGCGTAAAGGCCCCTCTGCTTTCAGGCGGGCGTCAACTCGTTCCCGGCGGCAGAGGGGCCAGAATGGGCGAAATTTTGCGAATACGGGCTATTGCTGGCACTCCAGCACCCGGAACATGGTCAGATCGAAGATTTCCCACGCCCGGGCATTGAGATCTGCGCTGATCGTCTGCGCCTCCTCCTCGGTCATGAAATCGAAATCCTCGGGGATCTCCTTCAGGATGACCGCGTTCCGGGTAACATACTGGCCATGGTCATCAGCGCCGTACAGCCAGGACGCCATGGGATTGAACAGCGCGTACTTTCCGTGGACATCCTCATCACACAGGGCGACATATCCTTCCGGCAGACGGTCTTTGACCACCGGGAACAGCTGCACCGTATCACAGCCGATGTATTTGTAGCAGGCCTGGAGCACGTCCATTTTATCCGGGACACGTTCCACCCGGGCCTGATTGGTCGATGCATCCAAAATAATCAAAGCTTTCACAGTAACCCTTCCTCCTTCTGAATTCTCCGAAGACGCTGCCAGTCATCGCAGGTATTATGCTCGCGGTTCCGGCAGTCTGTCTTGTTGTCGTATAGGTCACACATCCTGGCACCTTTGAACGGATCGCCGTAACCGGCGTCCACCTTGACCAGGCGTCCGCCCCTCTGGGTGTACAGACCGTACTCGATGCCATCCTTTACCGGCAGGATATCCAAGGCGAAAACCTTAATGACCCGGCTGGCCATGCCTTCCTGCAGGTAATAGAATTCGTTCAGCCCGAGATCCGGATCCGGCGGGTTCGGCAGATAGTATTCGATCATCTGCCTGGTGCGTTCGTCAATCATGTTCGTCCTCCTTCCATCTCACCAGTGCTTCTTTCAGCACATCAATGGTCCGCTGAATGCTTTCCCTGTCGCAGAAGTGCATAAGCGCTTCCACGCTTTCGATGTCATCCTCATAGAATCGTGCGCCTGGCTGGACATCTTTATTCAGCCGGACAACAAACAGGTCACGGCCTGAATCAAAATACCTTGACCGGCCAACGATTACGCCCTTCCGATGGCCAGGCCCCAGAATGATCGGGTATTTGTGAACCATCTCAGCACCTCTCATCATGCAGTAATCACAGCGAAGTAAATTGCGCTGGCCGGTACGTCATGCTCCGCAGCCAGCAGCTGAATCGTGTTCTCCCGTTCACCCGGGAAGGTGCCGGCCAGGGAGTACCGCAACAGTTCCTGACCATCGTAGTAAAAAACGAGCCATTGTCTCTTTTTCATCAGCACCCCCTGTTGTTATCCGAATCTGCTTTCAGAACATCCATCAGTTTGATTACAATATCAATTCTCGGAATTCGATCCATTGATTCGTATCGCCTGATAGTCATTACCGATACTCCTGTCAGATTTGCCAGTTCTGCCTGTGTGAGCTTCTTCTCTTTACGAAGCGACCTGAGCATTTTCCCATCCATGAACGGTGGCCGCTCCGGAAATTGTGGTTGCTTCTGGATCGGTTTAGATCTCTGCATAGCAGGAATGAGTGTTATAAGCCTGACTTGTTCCAGGGCTTTTTCCAGCCCTAAATAATTCAGCTTCTCCAGCTCAACGTTGATCTGTTCTTTCACTGTCATGTCTTATGCCTCCCATCATCGTCATCAATCAGATCCACCAGCTCTCTGAGTATCGCCAGAGCTTCCTCATAGCTGTTCGCGTCTCCGATACGCTCATAAGCATTATTCCAGTCCGTGATCCTGTTTTCCTTCTGCATCTGCTTCCGGACCATGGCCATGATCCGATGGATGTTCCCAGACTCGTGCCGGCTCTGGAAGTGAATCACTGCTTTCTGCCGTGCCATCAGGCATCACCCCCTTTCTGATCTCTTTCCTTGGCCGCATTCACGGCGTTCGCTCTGGCTACCAGGAGCGGGCCGGTATCCATGCCGAAGTCCTCATATCCCTGCGTGCAGGTCCACATATAGCTCATGCTCGGAACGTCGATCGGAAAGCCAGGATTCATGACATAGTACAAGGCGTCGACCACTTCGTCAGTCTTATTGAGGACAATCGGCACGGTCTCCTTCCGGTAGAACCGGGGGACACCTTCGTAACGGTCCAGGCTTTTCTCGTCCTCTTTGCTGATCTTCCAGACGCCAACCGGAACATATTCATCATAGCTCGGCTCGATTGTGAGCACTCCCCGGCGGAAAACCAGCCCGTAGTGATTGATCCTGCCCGTTCCAATCGGAACAGCGTCCGGGCACCGGCGGGCCATCTGGGCCTTGTTGAGATTCGATCCGTAAGCGAGATAGTATTTACTCATCGTCATCATCCTCCATGCATTCATCATCAATTCTGGCGTTGATTTCCTCAATCAGATCATCCGCAAGTTGCGTGGCCAGGTGCTCGTACAGTACATCCTTCAGGATATCGTCCAGAGCTTCACGCCATACGTAGTTATCCATCTCAGGCTACCTTCCTTTCTTCCAGTTCCTTCTTGATCTGTTCGATGATCCATTTCGTCTGCTCGTCGTTCCAGCTGGTGAACTCATCATGGTGTTCCAGATTCCACTCAAACCATTCCAGATCATTTTCCAGCTTCCATGTGTCTGCAGCTTTGAATCCTCTCAGCAGACTCTCCGCTTCCATCTTCGGCATCGGTCCAATCATTTCGCGCGTCATCAACATGGTCTCCATCCTTTCTGCCGGCCTTTGGCCCGACCGGCGGGGCGTCTATCTTCAGGCGATATTCCGGAAGGCGGCGGTCAGGTGGACCCGGGCGGTCTCGAATTCCTTGCCCCGCATCCGCAGCCGCTTCGTCAGGAAGTTCGTCATGATCTTCTCCTTCTGCTCCCGGGTGAAGTCCCCGGTGTCCTTGAAGAAGGGAACCTTCTCGGCGTTGATCGCCCAGGCGCTCATGGCCAGACAGAACTGGATGTAGGCCTTGATCTTCCCGGCGTGGGTCGTGCCGTTAAACAGCCTGAATTCCACGGTCCCCTTCGTGTACAGCGCGTGGAGGTTCAGCCCCCGGTACCGTGCCTGACAGTAATGCTCGTGGTTGATCCCTCCGCGGTACCCGTTGTTCAGCTGCGAGTAGTAAACCCGTTCGATCGCTTCCTTGGAGTGCTCGCCCTTCCGCATGGCCTTCATCATTTCCTTGCTGGCCTTCTGGCACCAGCGTTCCGCTCGGTCTGTGTTCTGCAGGGCTTCGTAGAAGAGATCCTGCCGGCCGGTGAAGAGATTCACCAGGTTGATCAGGGAGTCCGCAGTGTGGTTGGCTCCGTCCACATGGACGTGGATTCCGCAGGAATCATTCGCCAGCGCCCCAGCCTTGACCAGCTCCCGGATGATGTTCTGCAGATCCTCAATGTCCTCGTACTGGAGGATCGGGCTGACAACCTCGCACCGGAGGTCACCGTGCGTCCGGCCTTCCGGAACGCTGACCGTGCGGTTGTTCTGCTTCCGCTCCGGCCGGATACTGACATCGCGGGAGCACTTCCACCAGCGGTTCTTCCGGTCCATCGCCCGGCTGGTGTCGTAGCCGTCGCACTCATGATGGCGGGTGGAGTTCGTACCATAGTAGGCGGCGATGGTTTCGGCGGCCTTGGTCCGGGTGATTCCGGTGAGCTCGATCTCGATGCCGAAGTTCTGATTCTGGATGGTGGTCATGGTCTTCGTCTCCTTTCCCTCTGTCCTGATCAGTGAAGCCGGACGGTGTTCTTGCCGACGGTCTTGACGGTGTACTCGTAACGGTTGTTGTCCTCGTCCCAGGTGCGGGTCACGGTGTCGATCCGCTCAACCTTCATCTTCGGCTTCCCCAGATGACGGCGAACAGCGGGGAGGATGGCCTTCTTGGAAGCTTCATCCTTGTACTCTTTCCGGGGATGAACCTTCTCGTTTTCCATGGCGAAGTGATTCCGCCAGCGACTCCGGTTTTTCTCGATGGCCTTCGTCGCTTCCTCACCTTCCAGATACCAGTCCACATCAGACCAGCGACCCATCTGCAGGAAAGTCCGTTCTTCGATGACTTCCAGCCGGTTGTTCCAGATGATAGCGTCGCGACTGAAGCCCCTGGTGTTGATGACCTGTTCCTCGGTGCACCGACCAATCGTCAGCACCACGGCGTCATTGGTGTGGAAGTGCTCGCCCCAGATCGTTTCCTTGTGAAGCAGGATCCGGACAACTTCGTCACCCTTCCGGAAGTCGATCTTGGCGATTTCGCCCTGGCTTCCGTTCATGGAGTTCGTGTTGATAGTGTACCCGGCGGCCAGATACTCGGCGACCTTGGCGGCGTAGATGGCGTTGATCTCGGTGGACTTCATTTCGTGGTTCCTCCCTTTCTTCCCCGGGGTCGTTCCCCGGTTCGTGGATAGTGTACTACGAAATTCGTAGCATGTCAAGGGGAATTTTTACGAAATTCGTAAAAAATTTTTACGCAATCCGTGTTGACTTGCTACGAATATCGTGGTACAATGGGCGCGAAGCCTACAGAAAGGAGGTGAAAGGGTGATCCGCTTCAACACGAAGGATGTTCTGCACAACAGACGCATGACCCAGCGAGAGCTCTGGGAGGCAACGCAGGTCAGACCGCCTACCATATCGGCTATGTGCACGGGAACCGCGCGGCAGATCCCGGTCGATGTCCTGGACAAGATGTGTCGCGTGCTGAACTGCCAGCCGGGAGATCTCCTGGAGTACGTTCCTGATGATCCGGATATCTAATGTAAAAAGGCCCCGGGTGCTGGTAACACCCAGGGCCGAGGAGTACGGTTAGCGGTTCTGGTCGGCCTTACGGTCTTCCATGTCTTCCACTCGCGTGATTAAGTCCGACAGCTTGCAACCGAGGACTTCGCAGAGTGTGTCGAGCTGGCTGAGGCTGACGCGATCGGCCATCTCGTGGTACAGGTCGTTGATCACGTTCTTGTCGACCCCGGACCTTCTCACCAGCTCCCGCTGACTCCATCGCCTTTCGCCGAGGCGGATGGAAAGCAAAATCCGAATCATGCGACCATGCTCCTTTCCGCAGATGTTAGCACACTGCTGAAATTCTCGCATGAAATCAGGACAAAATATTGATTACGGGGACAATGTCCTGATTTCAAGGACAAAATGGGAGCACGAAAAGAGGACCAGTCAATCAGACTGGTCCTCTTTCTGCCTACATGGCAAGGGGAACGTCACAGACGAAGTACCCCTTGATCATGACGACCGTGTAGTTCGCCTGTGTAACGTAATGTGGAGTAGTGAAGCTCTTAGTCGAACTATCGGCCAGACTCTCGCTATCCTCCTTCCCCTCAGAGATTTCAAGGGGAACCGTGAGTTCACCCGGCTCCTTCGTGTATCGGAAGACGAGCTTCAGATGCCCGTCATCGTAGAGGTAAGCCCGGATCAGGAAGGCATCTATCATCGTCTCCTGGAAGTTCCGATCATTGACGTCTCCGTCCCGGATCGTTTCCAGCCAGGAGATGATATCGTCCTTGCTGACGTCGATCCTCAGATGCTTCTCCTGGGCTCTGATCCTTACGGCCATGTCCTGTTCGATCATCTCCAACTCGTCCAGCCTGGCCTTGGTTGTCTTGGTGAAGATCCCGGCTTCGATGGCCTTCACAATGTTCTCTTTGGCCACGGTGGCTTCTGCGAGTTTTGCTTTGCATGCTTCCAGCTCTGCCGTGTCGCGCTCGCTGTACAGATGTTCCATGGTTTTGTCTGCCAGCCAGTCCAGGAAGTCATCATCCCGAAGCAGCTGCGTCAGGTGGTATGTGATGGACCGCTCCACCAGATCCCGCCTGACGTTTTTCTTGCTGCAGGCGTTTTCATATTTCTTCTTGGTGCAGGTGTAATAGTAAAACGGAGTGACGCCGTTTGACTTCCCGGAGATCCCCGACATCGGAGATCCGCATTCCCCGCAGTACAGCTTTCCTGTCAGGAGGTATGTTTCCTCGCTGGCCCTCCGTCTCATGGAGCTCCCCCTTGCTCTGTCCTTCGTCTTGATCTTCACCTGGACATCGTCAAACATTTCCTTATCGATGATAGCCGGAAAGCCACCGTCGATCTTGATTCCCTTATATCGGTACACGCCGATGTACCTGTCGTTGCTGAGGATCCGATTGAAGGATGATCGGTTCCACGGAACGCCCTTCTTCGTTTTCAGTCCGCGCCGGTTCAGATCCTCCGCGATCCGGATCAGCTGCTCTCCGGAGTAGACCCGTTCGAAAATCTCTTTGACCAGGGCAGCTTCTTCCTGGACGATCTCCGCATGGCCATCCGATCCGCGCACATATCCGAGCGGAACAGGTCCGTT